ACAGAGACACTGGAAATAGATATGAGCACAGACCTTTACATGTAGAGGCAAACAACGCTCTAGAGTACGCATACAAGAATGGAGTTATATCATGAGTACTTTGCTAGACTTTTTAGATTCTGATGGTGAGTTAAAAACAGGTAATCTTCCTGAAGAAGAATGGGTAAATATGCCTGAGTTCGTACAAGAGAAAGACGAACCATATGCAAAGATCATTGTTCGTTTTGAAACTAAAGAGGATCTTAAAGAGTTTGGTGAACTGATTGGACAGAAAGTTAATGTCAAGACAAAAAGTATTTGGCACCCAAGATTAGAGCATGGAAAAAATGCAGGACTACGGTGGATAGACGATGACTAGTCTCAACATTCTGAAACAACTTTCTAATACTGCAGAGAGTGATGAGTGCTATACACCATCAGATCAAGTTCTGCCATTACTAGAATACTTAGATAAAGATAAAACATACTACGAAGCTACGAGTGGAAAGAGTTCGAATATACTTGACGGATTTCACAAATACGGCTATAATATGATTGGATCTGATGGACGTGACTTCTTTGATTGTGTGTGTGATGATGTGTATGATGGTGTTATTACAAATCCACCCTACAGTTTAAAAGATAAGTTTATCAGACATTGTTATGATCTAGGCAAGCCGTTTGCGTTGTTCTTGCCTGTTGCATCATTTCAAGGTAAAAGACGTGGACAAATGTTCATGGACTATGGCATGTCTGCATTGGTTTATAATAATCGTGTGGACTTCACAGGTGGTGGGTCTCCTATGTTTGGTAACGCTTGGTTTATTCATGGGTTCCTGCCACCAAACACAATCTATTGGGTGAATAATCCACAATGAGAAATAAGTATCCTGTATATGTAGTTTCCAAGAACCGTTGGGATCAGTGCAAGACTGCAGAGCTTCTTGATAGACTTTCTGTGGACTATCATATCGTGGTTGAAGAAGATCAGCTAGATAGATATGCAGAGCACTTTGATCGTGATAAGCTATTGGTTCTTGATAAAACATATCAGGATACTTATGATACGTTTGATGATTTGGGTGATACTAAGAGCAAGGGGCCAGGCGCTGCTAGAAACTTTGCATGGGATCATTCTATACAGACGTATGGTTCTAAATGGCATTGGGTTATGGATGACAACATCTATGACTTTCACCGTCTAAATAGGAACGTAAAGGTTGCGGTCAGAACACTGTCATGGTTCAGGGCTATGGAAGACTTCTGTGATAGGTACACTAATGTTGCTATTGCAGGACCAAACTATAGTAAGTTTTGTAAGGCAACTGATTGTGTACCACCACTTATCTTTAATACAAGAATATATTCGTGTCTACTAATACGTAATGATATTCCTTATAGATGGCGTGGTAGATATAACGAAGACACTGATCTGTCTTTAAGAGCATTAAAGGATGGTTGGTGTACTGTACAGTTCAATGCTTTTCTAGCTGACAAGGGTACGACTCAACGTGTTGGTGGTGGTAATACCAAAGAGTTCTACGCTGAAGAGGGTACGCTACCTAAGTCAGAAATGCTAAAGGAAATGCATCCTGATGTTACAGAAGTGGTTTGGAAGTTTAATCGTTGGCATCATCATGTTGACTACAGGCCATTTAGAAAGAACCGATTAATAAAAGTTGATAGTCTAGAATATTCTAGTGATCCTGAGTATGGCATGAAACTTATAGATATCGGTAGAGAAAACATTGGTAGGCGTACTATTGATGATTATTGGGGATAGATTATGAATACTAAGGTTTGTAGAATGTGTAAAGGCGATAAGCCTTTGACTGCATATAACATCGATAGGAGATCTACTAAAGGTAAGCCGTTTTATCGAACAGCTTGTAGAGAATGTGAAAGAGAAAAGAGTCGGTTAACCGAAGCCTTAAAAAAGACTGCCCCACCTCAACCAAAAGATAGGGTGTGTCAGTGTTGCGAAAAAATTATAGCAGAAGAAGATAGAATAAATTTTGATCATTGTCCTACCACAATGAAGTTTAGAGGGTGGATATGTACTAATTGCAATACAGGTCTTGGTAAGTTTGGTGACAACTTAGAGGGCTTAAACAAAGTTATTGAATACTTGAAAGGATATGATAATGAAAGCAGGTAAAGTATGGGGCACGACAGAACTGATTGAAGCAAATGGTGCTTTAGAGTTTCATCGTATTGAAATGCATGAAGGTGGTGTGTGCTCGAAGCATTTACATCGATATAAGTGGAATGGGTTCTATGTAGAGTCGGGCAAGATGCTTATCCGCACATGGCAACGTGACTATAATTTAGTTGATGTTACTGTTCTTGATGAAGGCGATTATCATAAAGTTAAACCTGGCCTCTATCATCAGTTTGAATGTCTTCAAGAAGGCGTAGCTTATGAGTTGTATTGGGCAGAGTTTAATCATAATGATATTGAACGTGAGACTGTTGGTTATCATATTGATGATCAAGAGGATGATATCACGTTTGAGATTGGTCGTGATGAAGATGGAGCCTACATTAAACATTCATCGTCATGACTGTAGGTATCACATTCAGCACATTTGACCTGCTTCATGCAGGTCATATTGCTATGTTAAGAGAGGCAAAAAATCATTGCGACTATCTGATATGTGGATTGCAGGTAGATCCATCCAGAGATAGAGAAGGTAAGAACCCACCAGTTCAAAGCCTAGTCGAGAGATGGACTCAATTGCAAGGTGTCAAGTATGTGGATGAAATAATTCCGTATGAATCTGAAAAAGATTTAGAAGACATCTTGCAATTGTTTGGGATTCATGTTAGAATAATCGGAGAAGAGTATAAAGATACTACCTTTACGGGCAGAAAGATATGTGCCAAAAGGGGTATTGAGATAAAGTATAACAAAAGAGATCATAGGTTTTCTTCTACAGATTTACGAGGAAGAGTATATGATAAAGAACTTATGAAGGATATAGAAGATGAAAGAACCTGAACTGCAACCTGTGGTAAAACGCAGGGAGCAAAACTTTAAACTAGGTATTATTGGACATGGGTTTGTCGGTAAAGCCGTTGACTACATTTTCTCTACAAATTCTGTTGAGAAGTTCATTGTAGATCCAAAGATTAGTGAGAACACACTACAAGATCTTTGTGCATGGCAACCAAACTGTGTGTTTATTTGCTTGCCCACACCTGCGTCTGATGACGGTAGCATTGATACTAAGGCTATTGATGAGGCTGTGATGCGTTTAGTAAATCAGACTGATGCATTTATTGTAATCAAATCAACCATTACACCTGATGTTATTGATCGTCTATCACGTATCGATGGACGTATTGTTTATGAGCCTGAGTTCTTAAATGAGAGTAATGCCAAAGAAGGTATGACTAATGCACGTTATAGAGTCTTTGGTGTACAGCAGCAGGAAGCAGCTTCCCACTTAGAAGGATTATATAACTACTTCTCTTTGGCTAACCCTGCACAGACTATCACAATGTCTCCTGTAGAAGCTTCATTCTTCAAGTACACTGTGAACAACTATCTTGCTATGAAGGTTACATTCATGAACCAACTCAAGAAAGTTATGGATGATTTTGGCGGTAGTTACAATCAGTTGTCACGTGCGTTGATGGCAGATCAGCGTATTGGTCATAGTCATATGAAGATCCCCGGTCATGATGGACGTGATGGTTTTGGTGGAGCATGTTTTCCAAAAGACCTGTCTGCATTTATTAACTTTATTGATAATAGAACTGATCAGTCTTCTGAGATTTGGAAAACTGTACAGAACCTTAATAATGAAATTAGAAGTGAATACGATTTAAACGATAGAGAAAGAGAACAAAATGTCGATTATGGACAAACTGAAGACGAACAGCAAGATCAAGACAACGGAAGTTCTGACTAAATCTAAGTTCTTTAATGAAAAAGAGATGGTTCCTACAAACGTTCCTATGATGAATGTGGCACTATCTGGTTCTGTTGATGGTGGGCTATCTTCAGGTCTAACAGTTCTTGCAGGACCATCTAAGCATTTTAAAACATCCTTTGCTCTGATGATGGCTTCGTCATATCTAAAAGCAAAGCCCAATGCTGTGATGATTTTTTATGACTCAGAGTTTGGTTCACCTCAGGCATACTTTGATCAGTTTGATGTGGATACAAGTCGTGTGCTGCATGTACCTATTACCAATGTAGAAGAGTTGAAGTTTGATCTAGTTGCTCAGTTAGAGGGTCTTGATCGTGATGATGATGTTATTATTATTATCGACTCTATTGGTAACTTGGCTTCTAAAAAAGAACTAGAAGATGCAAAGGATGAGAAGTCGGTTGCAGACATGTCACGTGCCAAAGCATTTAAGAGCTTGTTCCGCATGACTACACCATACCTAACGATGAAAAACATTCCAATGATTGCAATCAATCACACGTATAAAGAGATTGGATTGTTTCCAAAGGATGTTGTATCTGGTGGTACGGGTATCTACTATAGTGCAGATAACATTTGGATTATTGGTAGACAGCAAGATAAAAAAGGAACTGAAATACAAGGATATCATTTTGTTATTAACGTGGATAAAAGCAGATTTGTTAAAGAGAAGTCGAAAATTCCTATCACTGTGTCTTGGGATGGTGGTGTCAAACATTATTCTGGCTTGCTCGATTGTGCTCTTGCTGGCGGTTATGCTACTAAGCCTTCCAATGGCTGGTATGCTGTGGTCGATCAGACTACTGGAGAAGTTGGACCAAAGGTACGGTACGATGCCACTCTTGATGAATCTTTCTGGAATCCAATCTTTGCTGAAACAGATTTTAAAGATTTCTTAAAGAAGCAATATCAGATTGGTCATAGATCACTAGTAGATATGGATGAGATTGTAGTTGAGGAAGTGACACAGTGAAACAAAATATTGACTACGAACTTATCCCCGGGAATAATGATCATTGGAACATCAGAATTAAGACAGGTTATTACATAGAAACAGTATTTAATTTTGGTGAACTTAAGGTCGGAGAAGATGGTGAGACACTAACATTTACGTCAGATGTTGTGTCTGACGTTCTTGGCGAGGATTGGAAACCTCATGAAGATATTGATTGGCACCACACTACAGGAGAAATATTGTATGACATACTAGAACAACAGGTAGAAAGACAAGAAAAAGATATTGTAACTCCTGAATGATTGTGGTATAATTATAGAATGAAAAATTTAGAACAAGTCATACTACGTCACCTACTAACGGATGAGCCTTACATGCGTAAGGTTCTTCCTTTTGTAAAACCAGAATATTTTCAAGGAGTATACAATCAGTTATTTAAACAGATTGCGAAGTATGTTGCTAAGTATAATAAGCTTCCTACTCAAGAAAGCTTAAAAATTGATATTGATCAGAGCGAAAAGTTTAATCCTGATCAGTATACTGCTGCACTCGAAATACTTCCAATCATATTTGATAAAGAAACTGTCAAGGCTAACGATAAGTGGTTAGAAGATACCACTGAGAAGTGGTGTCAAGATAGAGCTATACATAATGCTATTATGGAGTCTATCTCCATTATTGATGGTAAGCACAGAGATCTTACCAAGAATGCTCTACCTGATTTACTTACAAAAGCCTTGGCAGTTTCTTTTGATGCGAACATTGGACACGACTATGTGGATAATGTTTCTGATCGTTATGATTTCTATCATGAGCAAGAAGAGCGTATTCCATTCGATTTAGAATATATGAATAAAATTACTAAGGGTGGATTGCCTAACAAAACACTGAACGTTGCATTAGCAGGTACTGGTGTAGGTAAATCTTTATTCATGTGCCATGTTGCAGCTAATGCGTTAACACAAGGTCGCAATGTGCTATATATTACAATGGAAATGGCAGAAGAGCGTATTGCTGAACGTATTGATGCTAATCTTTTGGACATACCTATAGATCAGTTGGAAACTCTATCTAAAGATATGTTGATTGATAAGGTGCATAACATTGCAGGTAAGAGTAATGGTAAACTTATTGTAAAAGAGTATCCCACAGGTTCAGCACATACAGGGCACTTTAGAGCATTATTGAATGAGCTTAAGTTGAAGAAAGACTTTGTACCTGAGATGATCTTCATTGACTATCTCAATATATGTGCGTCTAGTCGAATGAAAGGCATGGGGGGATCTATCAATTCGTACACTTATATTAAGGCTATTGCGGAAGAACTACGTGGACTCGCAGTCGAGTTCGCATTACCGATTGTCACTGCAACACAAACGACTCGTAGTGGTTACTCTAACTCAGATGTTGGGCTTGAAGACACGAGCGAGTCTTTTGGACTACCCGCAACAGCCGACTTAATGTTTGCTTTGATTTCAAGTGAAGAGCTAGAGTCACTTGGTCAGATCATGGTAAAGCAACTCAAGAATAGGTACAACGATCCTAGCAGCAACAAGAGATTTGTGGTAGGTGTTGATAGGTCAAAGATGAAGCTGTTTGATGTTGATGATGCTGAAGGTAATCTGATAGATGATACAGCAACCTTTGATAAAACAAACACTGCAGAACGATTTAAAGATTTTAAGATGGAGTAAATAATGGCACTAAAAGGTTTAACATTTAAGAAGAAGACAAGTATCGGTAAACGCAATGTGAAGATGTCTTCTATGAATAAAAGTAAAAAGCGCAGCTACAAAAAGAATCGGGGTCAAGGTTAATGAAGGCAAGGCTTATATCATATAGTCAACCTGTTCGTCATGTTCACTCAGGTGAACCAGGGATTATGGGTTTAGATAATATTCAGGATCTAGTTGCATATTGTGCTAGAGTCTCTAACCCCTCAAATCAAGCAAACACCAAAACCACACCAAAGTTGTTAGACTATTTGATCAAACATAAGCACTGGTCACCATTTGAAATGGCTTCTGCTTGTATTGAAGTTGAAACCACACGTGATATTGCTAGACAGTTCTTACGGCATCGTTCATTTTCATTCCAAGAGTTCTCACAAAGATACGCTGATATTAGAGACCTAGATAGTAGTGTTGTAATCAGAAAGGCAAGGTTACAAGATCCTAAGAACAGACAGGCCAGTGTTATCACAGACAATACTAACTTGCATCTAACTTGGGAGCAACATCAACGCAACGTATGGCATACTGCCATGCAAGCATATGAGTGGGCAATCGAAAATGGAATCGCAAAAGAACAGGCAAGAGCGGTACTACCAGAAGGCAATACGGTTAGTAGGTTATATGTTAATGGTACTATTCGCTCCTGGATACATTATGTCGAGTTACGTTCAGCAAATGGAACTCAAAAGGAACACGCAGACTTGGCGGTGGAAATTGCCAAAGCAATAAGTGCTATATATCCAAAAGCAATGGAGTTTGTAGATGACGGAACTAGTACTTCGTAATAAACGTATACTTGATCAGCTAGAGTATGTAAAATCAACTATCGTTAAGAACCAGCATGTTTTTAACGATAGTAATGCTTTACACTCTCCATCTGATGCAATAACTAACGGTGAGAAATATTTATCTTTAGATTATCTTAAAAAGCACATGAGTAATTCTGAGATCACAAATCATCCTATAGAGCATTATTCTAATCCAGTTGAAGCCGCCCATAAAAAAAATCCTGATAACAAAGAGTTGGAAGATATTTTCAAGTTTTCAAGATACGAACTTATACAAGAACTTGGTGCAAACGATAATGCAGTTTTTCTATACTATCCTAAAGGGGGCTTTGTTGGTTGGCACACTAATGAAGCCAACTCAGGATATCAGTTTATATTTTCTTGGTCTGAAAAAGGTGATGGATATTTTCAATACTATGATAAGAAAACTCAAAAGGTTGTAAGAATAGAAGACAAGGCAGGATGGCAAGCTAGGTACTATCACTTTGGTAAAGATGAGCCTGATCATTGTTGGCATTCTGCATACACTAATGTACCACGTATTACTATTTGTGTTCTCTTTAGATGGTGGGATAAGCCACATTTAAAAGATCAAATCTTGGCTATGAAAGATCATCTAATAGAAGAAATAGAATCGGAGATTTAAATGGGCAAAAAACTTTCGACATATTATCATGATAATGAAGAAGAATACTGCGAAGTGCATATTGACTTAAAAGAAGAATTGTTATATATTAAGTATTATAGAGTCGAAGAATCTAAATGGTATCATCAAGAAGATTTTCATGGTAAGTCTATGAGATATGTTGAAGATGCTGCTGAGAATTGGGCTTTAGGTATAAAAAAAATAGATCCACATTATGAAGGAACTTTACTTTGACAGATATGGTAAACTCACCATCACATTATGCTAGTACTGACATTGAAGCGATTGATGCTATTGAGGCGATGACAAAATCTATGTCAGGAGCAATTGCACCACACGCTGCAAATGTTCTAAAATATGTATGGCGATGTGAACGTAAGAACGGTCTTGAGGATATTGACAAGGCACTTTGGTATTTAAACAGAATGAGAGATAGGTGGGTAGAGACGCATCCATGACTAATGTATTTAAAGATATTGACACATTCCAAGAAGCATGTGATCAGCAACCATCAGCCGAAAACTATAAGATGTATCTAACTCTGATTGATGAAGAGATGGATGAGTTATTAGAAGCTGTTGCTGCTGATGATAAGGTTGAACAGCTTGATGCTTTGATTGACATCCTTGTTGTTACTATTGGTGCTATTAGGGCAGGTGGTATGAATGGTGAGGGTGCATGGAAAGAAGTCATGGATACAAACTTTGCAAAGATTGATGAAGAAACTGGCAAGGTGCGTAAACGTGAAGACGGTAAGGTTCTTAAACCTAAGAATTGGAAAGAACCGCAGCTTGAAGAGTTTCTGTATTGGAGTTAAAAAGGTATTATGTTCACAGTAGAGTTTGACGAAGATGAAACATTAATCACAATATTAGACACTACAGGCGAACTAGATGACGTGTCTGTACGACTGTATGAAGATTATTGTCATATCAGGCAATGGAATGAAAAGCATAAGATGTTTGATGTTGTAACATTAAAGCCTGAAATGTATCTCAAACTAATGGAAGCGTGGAAGTGTTCAGAAGGTGCCTACGAAATAGTAGACAAGCAGTACGACACTATTTGATTACCATTTACCTTGGGTGAGACCTAACCAATACACTAAAGCTCCCATTCCACATATTGCAATGCTTGTTATTAAAATACCAAAAGTCCAAGCAATGAATTTTTCTTTCATTTCTTGGGCGGCATAAACCGCCTCTTTTTGCTGTTTCCTCATTACACCTTCTAAGTGTACAATTTCTTTCCAGGCAGATGGTCCGTAGACTGCTGATATATAAGATCGAAGTTCCTCACGCATTTCGTCTGCTTTTTTCTTGTGCATCCACACTTCAACAGCATTAGCCTGTACTCCACCACCAAGTTTTTTATACCAAGCAGGTTTTTCAGCTTTGGAGTGGGCGTAGTCTAGATCACTTATAGCCTTTCCCCATTGTCCTAGTTGACCTGCCATATCTTGGATATCTTTTCCAGTTGCTATCATTGTCTTTATAGAATTGAATGCACCTGTCGCTAATCCGATAGCCGTTACTGGATCTATCATATCTGTTCTCCTATGGTGCTTAGTCTTCTTTAGAGCCGCCTTTACCTTTTGAATATGCTTGTGCTCCGAAGAACGCAGCAACCAAACCCGCAATAGCAACAAAGTAAGTCGGTGCAATGTCGCCAACTATTTGTGCAGCACTATCAATCCCTAATACGGATGTAATCATGATGAGTACAGGGTACAGAAGCATGCCCCAAAGTGCGAACCATGCCATAGATCTAATCTGATCTTCCTTGGCATCCTCATTCTCTTGCATCTTCTTTTTGTGTTCCCACTCTGCTATTTCTTTGGCACGTGCCATTTCCTCATCTGTGATAATTCCATCCCCATCCGCATCTAGATGAGCATAGATGCTATCAGCTTGCATCATTTTAGCTTCTTGTTTTTTAGACTCTTTGGTTGCCATTTCTACTCCAAACGCATTTTTGTCAGCCATCGGATTCTTCGATGACTAATACTTCTTGTGACGAATTGCCACCGGCCATTACAGCTTCACTAAACTCTGCTGCTGCCCAAGTCATTACAAGTATTCCGACTAGCCCAATAGCTACCCATTTCATTTTCATATCATCTACGATCATCTTAATGCCGATCATCTCGTTTCCTAGAACTCTAAACTGAAGTTCCATTTTTCCCTCAGGGGTGTCTTCATCTCTAACTACATTAGGTAATTTTTCTTCAGCCATTTCATTCTCCTTCATATTTTAATTATTTATAAAAAAAGACACTTGACATCATGATAAATATCAAGTATAGTAGATTTTATAATGAGTAGAAAAATAAACATAATAAGTGGAATAATGTCCATGACAGTTGTAGCAGGTGTTGTTGCTGCAGCTATGATGACCACACCTACTGTAGATGTTAAAGAGCACGAATGTCTTGCCATGAACATCTATCATGAATCAAGGGGTGAAAGAATAGAAGGTCAGATAGCTGTTGCTCAAGTCACGATCAATCGTGTAAATCATGAAGAGTGGCCCTCTTCTATTTGTGAAGTCGTTTATCAACCATATCAGTTTAGTTGGACCCATCTAATAAAAGATCCTTCTCCGATAGATCCTAAATCATGGAATAACGCTAAAGTTATTGCTAGAGACGTTATGATTGGTAACGTTGAAGATCCTAGTCTAGGGGCAGTCTTTTATCATGCTAATTGGGTGAACCCTGATTGGGCAGATCAGATGGAGCTATCTAAAGTTATTGGTAATCATTTATTTTATACATGGGATGGAGTTTGGGATTGATTTCAACTGAATTAGAATGTTTTATGTCGGAGATTGGGATTAAAGAAGAGTCTCCTAAAAAACCAGATATCGTATGGCCTGAGGTCAAAGAAGATTTAACTAAAATATCAAAAGGATGGAAACCAAGTTATGCCGGAGAAGAACCACCCTTCTGATATGTTCGTCTCTCCCTGTCAAAGCAAATGTCAACTAGATGCTTTTACAGGTGAGTGTATAGGATGTGGCAGAACTTCAAGAGAGATTGCTACATGGACTAGAATGTCTCACTATGAGCGCATGCAAGTAATGAAGAGGCTTGGCTATGGAAAACGAACTACAACGCAAAATAGAATGGCTAGAGAAGCGGCACGAAGAAACGCACCTAATGGTAGAGGGGATTGAGCAAGATCGTAGGCTTGATCGAAGTACCAAGGCGCAAACCCTCCTTCGACAAGCTAAAAAAGAAAAGCTTAGATTGAAGGATCATATCGCATGGATGAAAAAACTAGAAAAGAAGCTAACCGACTCAACTGGATAGTCAAAGGAATGCTTATTCCTGAATCTGAAAGTGACTTTGTTGTAGAGCAAATATATCATTCTTATTTCAAACGAAAATGGGGTAATCATGAGAATGGAATTCACACAGACGGTTTTGAAGAAGCGTATGAAGCTAGAAGAGCGGAAAAAGGGTAAGTGGGTTCTCTTTGATGCCAATGATAAGATTGTTGTCATAACAACTGATAAATATATCATAAAGCGTATTATATCTAAATAGGATTAAAAATGAAAAACGAAGGAAAGAAACTTTGGAAAAAGGTAAAGAAAATGGATCTAGGTAATCCTGCAATCACGGCTCTAGTAGGGCTTGTTATTTTTTATATCGGACTTAAAACATTCTCAGGTGGAATGAAGTCTATGGGTAATATGGAACATCTAACTTGGTTTCTTGGTAATCCTTTGTACATGTTCTTTGGTGGGATAGCTATGACATTATTGTGGCAGTCATCATCATTATCTACTACTGCTATCATTGCATTAGTCGCATCAGGTGCCTTACCACTTCCTGCTGCCATTGCCTGTGTTCTTGGAGCAAACCTTGGTACAACAGGAACCATTTGGTTAGCAGGATTATTCGTATCAGATGGTATGCCAAAAGGAGACACACTTAGGATTGCTATGGCACATACTGGTATGAACTTATTGATGGCATTAATGCTATTGCCTTTCGTAGGACGCATTGCTCAACTTCTAGCACGTGTGACATAATAACCACATAAAATAATAAGATAAAAGGGGGGTTGACTATACTCCCCTTTTTTGATATAAGTATATCTGTTAACGTTGAAGCAACGTAGACACATACTGGACTTGGGGGCAGTACCCAACGCCTCCACCATAAATGCACTGCGTCCTGCTGCAACAGGAAGTTTTGCAGAACATAGATGGCCCGAATGGGTGGTCGAAGTTAGTGCATTTATGATGGGGGCGAACTAGGATCGACAGGTGTGAAAGTGAAGTGGAGTTAACCGTGGTGACTGACGATATTAGGTCAACAAACTAAATGCAAACGATAACTTTGCACCATCTGGTTACGCACTAGCTGCATAACACAGGGGGTTGGCTACTTACCTAGCAACAGAAAAGTAGCAGATTAACAACTAAGGGAACGAAACATATGGAAATTCTAACAAAGGTAAAATCGTGGGCAAGCAATCTTGCTGATGTAGGTATCAGCATTGCAGCTTTGATGATCGTAGTAGAAGTACTAGGTCTTGGGGCTATCCCATTTTTCCCTGAAACAAGTGTAGTCGCTAATGTAAGCGGTATGCTTGGTACTCTAGGCGCTGAAGGTCTAATGGGCTTGATCGCTATCTGGGTTCTATATGCTATTTGGAACAAATCACAAGCTTAAAATAAGGAAAGAAAAATAATGAAAATTGCAGCAATCACAGCAGCAGCACTATTAGCAGCAACATCAGTCTCAGCAAATGAGATTGGCGCAACTGGCATCACTTGGGGTGTAGAAACAGAAGCAGCATACACAATCAATGACGCAGCAGGTGCTGACGTAGAAGATTTTGGCGTAAAGGTAACTCCTGAAATCGGATACACAATGTTTGGTGTAGGTATTACAGCAGACATGGATCTGCCTGTATATAACAACGAAGAGTTTAAACTGGACCAAGCCTTCGATAATCCAAAAATTAACTTGGGTGCAACATACGAAGTATTTGGTGGACTTGAGTTGTTTGGTGAAACAACATGGGATGTAGACGCATCTGATACGGTAAGCTCAAAAGTAGGTGCTACCTTCAGCTTCTGATATGCTATATACTATTAGGGTCACTACTTAATAAGTGCGTGAGGGGCCATGGTTAGCCCCTCTTTTTTATTTGAGGTTGCAATGCATATTGAAGTATTAGAAGAAATAGATCATAAAAAGATTTTAGAAGAAGCCAACACCGTTAAAGTTATGTCGGGAAAAGGATGGGCTAATATTGGTCAAGTAGGAATCCAAGGACACAAGCCAAACCTAGATCCTATGACTGAATACAAATCTTCTATTGGTAGAGTAAGCAAGTTGCAATACCCTGAAACTTACTTTAAATACTCTTTGTTTGAGATCCCAACAATAAACAGATTGATGGAAAAGTATGGGATGCTACGTACAAGGATTATGCAGAGTACTCCAAAGACTTGCCTGTCATTTCATCAAGATATGAGCAAGCGCATACACATACCTCTCATAACAAACGATGATTGTGTGATGATAATAGAAGATAGGGTTTATAACCTTGAAGTCGGGAAAGTATATTTAACAAACACAACTCTACGCCATACTGCAGTAAATGCATCTATGAATCCTAGAGTTCATATAGTAGGATGTGTTTACAGCTAGGAGACTATTATGTTAAAGAAAATAGCGTTAGCGTTAGGGCTAATGACAACAGCAGCAAATGCAGATATGATACAGATACAGGTTCCTTGTGATCCTTCACCAGTAGTGTATGACTTAATGAGAGTGTATAAGAACGGTTTACTTCTTCAAGGACAAGGTACTATTAAGTCTGAAAAGGGTGATGTATTCACTTCTGCCACACAGATTTTTATCAATCAAGATACAGGAACCATGGCAGTTATTATCTCTTTTCCAAATGAAGATAAACCACCAATGTCTTGTTTGATAATCGCAGGGTCTAAGTTTGAACCTTATGGTGGACCACAACCTTGGGATAAAAAGAAAGAAGAACTGTAATGTGGGTTTTGTTGTTTGTATATCTTTATGATACAGTTCCGTATGTAGAAGTACACAGTCAACATACTTCTATGATAAAATGTTTTCAAGCTAGAGAAGCTTTAGGCGCAGAGTTATCAGGATCGCCAGGCTACTTTCCTGATGGTCAACAAGCTTTGTGTGTTAGAAAAGTATAAATAGGAATAAATAGGGAGATTATATAATGCTTAGAATGGTTATTATGATAGTTGCGTTTGTTGCCGCATGTGCTCCTGCACACGCACAAGAAGCTACTGATGATGTTATCTACACAGATAATAATAACACAAGCACTGTAGATTCTACATCAGACTCGACAACTAAAGTAATCTCTCCACCACCTTCTGCTATTTCTCCTTCTATCAATAGCGCCAACTCTGATCTGTGTACCGTAGGTGTATCAGGGGCAGTGCAAACTCAGATACTTGGGTTTTCCACAGGACAAACAGTAAGGGATATGAATTGTGAAAAACTAAAAAATGCTAAGACTCTTTATGACATGGGCATGAAAGTTGCAGCAGTATCTGTGATGTGTGGAGATCCTAGAGTATTTGAAGCGATGATGAATGCAGGTACTCCTTGTCCATATGATGGTATGGTTGGAGAAGAAGCAAAAGCGGCATGGATTGCCAATAAAGAAAATCAACCTACTGAGGTAGGCGAAAAGAAAGGTCTAGATCTAAGTGAAGACGAAAAGTCAACTCTTTGGGGCAGCGGCGTTGTTGCTGGTCTCTTCTTCTTACTGTTACTCTGACGTAACATATGGAGTGACCAACAACGCAGCAATCAATGGACTATCTTGGTCTATGGGTACAGTCTTACCCGACTCGTCTGCACCCTATGCAAGTGTTGATATTAACGGATTAACCTACCAATACACTATGGAAAAAGATCCTACTTCTGATGCAAAGGTTCACGTGAGAAATGAAGATGCTATAAATGGTGGATATGTTTTCGAAGAGACTGATGATTGGTCGGGAAGACATGGTGCAACCATTCGTAAGTATTTTAGGTTTCCATGGAGTAGTTCAATGTATTGGGGTGATGGTGAGTTTGCCTTAGAGGGTGAAGGTGAAGTTAAAGATCCCATTATGCTATATAACTATCGACTAGATATTGATGAACAAATGATGAAGTGTATGAATCCTCTTGCAGATCCAAGTTGTCCTGGTTTTGCAGAGGCTTTGGCAGCATACTTAGAGAACCTAGAAGATCCTAGTGCTGACGATCCTTTTTATGATGAGTGGGTACAGGCTAACCTTTCGTTAAATGAAGAACCAGAACAAGAAGAAGCAGAAGTACAAGAAGAACCTGAAGACGAAGGTATAGAAGATTTAAATGGTGATATTACATTGGAGAAGTTAAACTCTAATGATCAGAATAGAATGTTAGCAAAGTTAACAAATACAGAGATCCTTCAGTCTTATTATGTATTCGATATTGAAGGTGGTGAATATAAAGACACTGTGGTGTTACAAGATAATGTAATAACAGATAATAGAAGAGCGTTGAGTAATTTAGCATCAGATGCTAATCATAGAAAGATGGTTCGCTCACAGTATGATAGAGAACAATAAAGGAATAAAAATAATGTTCAAATCTATTTTAACAATGAGTAGTATAGCACTAATGACTACTGTAGCATTCGCAGAAAGCACTCCTATTATAGGCAACGTGTCATCAAAGTGTACAATCTGGACAGACACTGCAGGTGTTTATGGTAACCCAAGTCCTGATAATCTGAGCACTGCTTCAAGTGATGGTGGTGTGCAGCCTATAATTAGATATGATGTGTCAATTGCAGACTACTACACTGCAAAAATATCTTGGCCTAACGCATTTTCGTCTAGTCCAAGTCTAACAGACTCTCTTACATGGGATGGTGAAATAGAAGTGCATAACACTTCAGATGCAGGTATGTCAGGGTATGAAGCGGCAAAGGTAGAGTATGACAACCATACTGAATATGATCTTAGCGTAGCAGGTTCTACGTGGTTTAAAGTCACTTCAACAGTTGACTATGGACAAGGTAAATCATTGCCCGGTGGTGAGTATACTGCAAATGTAACTGCTGAGTGTATTGCAGACTAAATATGAAGTATTTTATTATTGCTTTGTTATGCGCCTCTGTAGTTAATAGTCATGAGTTTACACCAACTTATCCTAAGTTCACATCATCTTATGTGGACAATGTTATGACAACAAGAATGAAGTTGTTTAACAAAAGAAGGGAGATCTTATATTATGAGATTGGTGTCTTTGATGCGGAGTGGAATCCGCTTTCATTTGCTTCTGAAACAAAAATAGTTAATGTTGAATATTTAGGCACAAAGAGTATAGATATATACATAAAGAACACTGATTTGAATAGAGTAGAGTATATATGTTCTATATCTAAAATAATAAAAGGAACTGTAAAATCTTCAGGTGTAAAATCTAAGATATGTTCTAGAGTAAAGTGAGATGAAATGTGAGACTTTTACCGTTGATATTTTTGGTGACAGGATCAGCAGTTTTTGCTGAGTCTAGTTCATTGAACTTGGCACTTCCCAGTGTTCCACAAAACTATCAATCGGACAAGTTTCGTGCAGGTGAGTTGGATTGTTCGAATGCGATTGGATCTGCTACCAATCTAGAGTTTGGTGTTACAGGTCTCATCAGAGATGACGATCCATATAATAATAATAGAGATCCTTTATATAATAGTAACTCTACAGATGTTGGTGTGTATGCTAGGATTACTGTTCCACTAGGACAAAAGGCAAGAAGCCGTATTGATTGTAATGCATTATATGAACTTGAACTTAAGAAGAAAAGATTAGAAGTTCTTAAACTAGAGAACGAAATTAGACAGTTAAAAAAATTACAGTTTGAGGATTAGGATATGAAGACTGAACTTACGCAACAGATACAGGCTGCTAGTTATGGACATCCAAAGGTGTATCCTAACAGCGAGAATATCACTCCACCTATGAAGAAAGAGCGTATCCGTATAGTAGAAGCAGCAACTCGTACTGAAATCAAGTTAAATCAAATCAAAGAAATTGAAGAACGTGCTAAAGAAATCCAAGCACTAAGGGAACAGGCAAAGAGTAGATATTCTACAGAGATGCCTTACACCGAAGGTGAGTATGTAGACATAGAGGTTTGATATGGCAGAGGTAGAGTTTGGTGGATTAAAATTTTCAGGCGGTAAGATGTTTGCACTTCTTACTGCACTATCGACATTGGGCGGTGCAGCATGGGGTGGTTTTGAAATCTACAAAGACTACATGGATATGAAAGAAATCATTCAAAACATTGACACTGATGCCATTGCTGCACGTAATGATGTTATCGAAACCAAGCTTGATGAGGCTATCGATTATACTAGAGATATTAAATCAGGACTGAAAGATGATATCTTCAAGCTTGAAGAGAATATAGAACGCATGGAAGATAAGGTAGACGACTCTGAGAACAGAATGAAAGACACTCAGGCATCTATTGAAACTACTCTTGCAGGTGTCAGAAAAGATCTAAACGATCAGAGTAAAGATGTAACCTCTAGCATCAGAGAGGTAGAGGCAACCGTTAGACTATCTGAAAAAGATGTACGTAACGTAATGAAAGAAACTGTAAGTGAACTTGAAAACAAAATGGATAGACTAGACACTAGGCTAAATGAAAGACTACAAGAAGCCTTAGATAATCCATTATCAGATTAAGCATATAATATTTCTGGATATGGATAATTTAACATCAAAACCGATTTCGATTCATAAACAGGGTCTTTGGTTTCTTTGTTGACAAAGGTTGAGTAACGGTAAGGGTTATAGGTTGCAAGACCATTGGTTTCAAATTTAATGCCATCAACCAAATTGCCACGAACAAAAGCATGTACATTTTTACATTTCTCCTTCAATACTTTTTGTCTACCAGATTCTCGCACCACAAATTTAACATCTTCTAGAGCAACTTCATTTGTGTGCGCAATAACACGTCCTCTGTTCTCACCTTCTAGGGCACGAACAGAAAACGTTTTTTTGTGTAGGTTGTAGTAAACTTCAACTCTCAAAGTTATCCCCAATCATATTCTTCGTATTTAACAATCTTTGCAAGATCTTTGACAATCTGCTTTCCATAGTCAGTAAACAGAATACCTTGTTCCCAAACAAAATGCTCTACATCTTGAATATGATAAAACTTTTCAGAACCAGTGATCCACCGCAGCGCATCCCAATAATCGTGAGCGCCCCAAGTTTGGGCTTGATGAATACGATCTTTGAATTCGTTAACTTTAAGGATCGCAATCTTTTTTTCATGCATCTCCTTAACTTCAAGAGCATCACAGTACTCATCCCAAGTTTTTTGTTTCTCTGCAGGAGTACAATTGTTCCAGTCACTCCAAAACCCTGAAGTGGGCCGACAGCCGTATACCTCTTTATGTAGGTCTGAAATGCAATCTTCTGAATAATCAAATGTCATATCTGTCATATCGGTTCTCCTTATTACAGAATCACTATGTCACACATTTATAATAAAGTCAAATACTTTTTTTAACTTGACTTTAAAATAAGAATATCGTAAGGTGATTCTGTAATCAACAATATAGAGGCACATATGCTTGTTTATAGCCCTTCCCATAAAAATATCGTCACTGCTCTTAAAGCCAAATCATGGCATACAGAACTAATTCAGAAGTATCTGAACTATGTTCGAAAGAAAGAACGTGCTGTTATAACGGGGCGTACTGCTTATACTGACAGCACTAGGGGTAAGACCTACAAAGCTGAGTGGAAGTTTCAGAATAAGTTTCACGATAGCATCAAAGAGTTTAAAACTGAAAAGCAAGCTGCTGCATATATGAATCGTGTTCTAAATTCTAAAATGTGGAAAGAAATGACTAAAGGTAAAGTCGTTAGCTTAAAGGTCAAAACAATCGGGCATCGTACCGCAGGACGTGCATACGGTTCACATATCGAACTAAACAAAATGAATGGGATGGATCAATACACCCTACTTCATGAAATGGCTCACTGTGCAGGTCACATGCACCACGATGTATCTTTTCGGCAATGTGTGCTGAAACTAACTTCACGGTTCATTGGAACCGAAGCTGCGAAGTTTCTCAAAGGGTGCTTCAAAGAGCAAGGTCTGAAAATGACAATGCCTAAGGGAAGTGTTAAAGATCCTGACACTTGGCTAAAGACCTACAATCGGCTTGAGGGTGTCCGTGAAAAAATATGAGTGGGGGGATTAATTTCCCCTTGACTTAAAGTTAAAAGATTGCTATTATTAATATGAAGTCAAAAAGGAGTGATTCGATGACTGTTCAACTTTGCCAAGAAATTTGCGACTTAGAAACTGCGATTATAGCATTTCAAGAAGGTGCTTCTGATGAGAGGCGTATGGCGATTAGCCTTTTAGAGCAAATGCTTAAATCCAAATCTGAAGAACTTGCTGAGTTCGAATACGTTGCATTTCATGAAGCTGCCTATAATGATGGGTATGCATGCAAACAATATAGCTATTAATAGGAGAAAATATAATGGCACACGAAGTAGAAATTATTGATGGTCAAGCACAAATGGCTTACGCAGGTGAGCGCCCATGGCATGGTCTAGGGGTAGAGGTTCGTAATGATATGACGCCTCAACAGATGATGCAAAAAGCAGGTCTTGATTGGACGGTCCATGAGGTTGAGTCCTATGTTGACTTTGAGGGTGACAAGATCCCAACAGGTCAGAAGTCTTTGATCCGTTCATTGGATAAGAAAGTCTTGACTAATGTGGGTGAGGGTTGGAACCCTGTACAGAACTCAGAGGCATTCGACTTCTTCCATGAGTATGTCATGGCAGGTGATATGGAAATGAATACTGCAGGATCTTTGAAAGGTGGTAAAAATGTATTCGCACTCGCAAAAGTCAATGAGTCTTTCTCAATCAACGGTGGCGAAGACCAAGTGGACTCCTACTTACTGTTTAGCAATCCTCACGAATATGGTAAAGCTATTGATATTCGTTTTACTCCCATTCGTGTTGTATGCAATAATACGCTCACATTTTCTTTGAACTCACGTTCATCTAACTTTGTAAAGCTGAACCATCGTACACGGTTTGATGCCGACATGGTAAAGCAACAGATGGGTCTAGCGTCTGAGAAGTTTGCACAGTACAAAGATATGGCAGAGTTCCTGACCACCAAAAAGTTCTCTGTTGATGCATTGATCAACTACTACAATGAGGTATTTCCATATACCCACAAGGTTGCAGAAGCGCCTACCAAAGTAGAAGATCTGTCAAAGAATGCACGTGAAGCCTATGCTGTATTGGAAACACAACCAGGCGCAGAATTTGGTGCGGGAACTTGGTGGCAAGCACTCAACTCTGTTACTTACTTGACTGATCATAAGATGGGGCGTAACCCTGACTCACGTATGCAGTCATCATGGTTTGGTGTTAATCAGGCACGTAAACTGAAAGCTGTAAACAAGGCTGTCGAGTATGCAACAGCAGCGTAATAAAAATGAGGGTAGCGTTTCACAAGAACGCTACCACAACTATATACAACGTAAGCTAAGAGAGGAACGTAAAATGGCATACGATTGGCCTAAGATACACAAAGCTGAAGAAAATATTGAAATGCAGATTACTGATTGGGTGTATGAACACGTGCTCGAATATTTTGGTGTAGAGGAAGTGACACATCTTACCGAAGAAAATATTATAGAAGTGCAAGCATTTTGGGATAGTCTAAACGAATACAATTGCATGAGTATAGGATATTCTAGCCTGATTAATAATTGGGAAGCAGAGAATGGTTAGGCTTGACAACCCTAATATGACTTTCTATCATATATCAAAAAACGCAGGTACTAGTATTGAAGATTGGTTTTTAAAAAATATTAAAGGCGCAGAGATATATAATGGGGATATGCGGCATGCATATCCCTTGGACATTTATACCCTATGGGATGATTTGGGATGGTGTTTTGCTTGTGTTAGAAATCCTTGGGATCGTACTTTCAGTTGGTACAACTATCAAAAGAAAGGTGGCAAAATGTCATGTTCTTTTGAAGAATTTGTTATGAAATTATTTTATGAGGGTGATCTAACTAAAAAGTATTATAGGCCAGTTGAAAGACAGATTAATTGGAGTACTTGTGATTATCTAATTAGATATGAGAATTTAATAGAGGATTTTAAGGTTGTTCAAAAAAAACTTAACTGCTTTGAACCTTTGCCGCATCTGAATCTTTCACAGACCATGAACAACTACGCCGATCATTACATAAATGATCGTATGATAAATATTGTAGGAGAATATTTTAAAGAAGATATTGATTATTTTGATTACTCTTTTGATTCTAGGGAAAATAAAAGTTATAAATACTCTTAATATATACTAGGTGGTGAAACATTGAAATTAGTTTATAACTTTTCAATGGATATTTAAATGAATGGGCGAACCCAAAGGTAGAGTAAATGGCTAAGAATTTAGACTTTAAAGATTTTTTAACTGTGGATTACACGCAGACAGGTGATCCACAACTTGCTAAAAACGCAAAGAAGCGTAAGCAACATATTCCTACAGGTAATACAGGAGAGTCTGTAGAACCTGCAGATGAAGCGTTGAGCATGGCTGCTAGACGCAAAAAAGCAATTACCATGAAAAAAATTCAAGCACGTCTAAAGGTTGGGCGTAAGAAAGCTTCCATGAAAGTTGCCGATAAAGGTAGACTTGAAAAGAGAGCACGTAAGGCTGCACGTAATGCTATTGCTAAAAAACTCACAAAAGGTATTTCTAAGGTAGATTTGACTCCTGCTAGAAAAGCTGAGATAGAAAAGCGCCTAGATAAGATGCAAGGTAAAGTTGGTAGATTAGCCAAGAAAATGCTACCCAAAATCCGTAAGTCTGAACTAGAGAAAAAACGTGGGTGATTATGATAAACAGATTTAGTCAATTTCTTATTGAAGAAGAAAAAACAATTTATATAACGATGGATAACTTTAATCCACCTGCCATTAGTCATGGCAACATGTTTGATTCTATTTCAGAATCTTCTAATAAAAGCAATTACAGAATATTCGTAACACCAACGAATGAATCTAAGAACAATCCTTTACCATACAAAGAAAAGGTCAAGCAGCTTCGCAAAATGTTTCCGAAGCATGCTAGATCTGTTGTGATGGATTCTACCATTAAATCACCTTTAGATGCTGCTGTCAAGTTATTTAATGAAGGATATAAAAATATTGTAGTTCTTGGTGAAGAAAATGAAGTAAGAAAGACTACCATTTTATTTGAAAAGTATAATGGAAAGAATAGTCGTAAAGGATTCTACAACTTTCAGAGTATTAAATCTATTAATCTTGAATCTAAAGGTGCAGATTCAAATAGACAGATCAAAGCAGCATTAAATGAAGACTTTACTGCATTTGCACAGGGCCTACCTAAGAACGTATCCAACAAAGATGCTAAAGCATTATTTAATGCTGTGCGTAAGGGTATGGGTCTGAAGGAACAAAAAGAGTTCAAAAATCATGTTCAGTTGTCTCCTGTATCTGATCTGAGAGAAGCCTATGTAAACGATGGACTGTTTGAGCAAGGAGATGAAGTTGTCATGCATAAACATGAGATTGTAGGCAACATCAAACACCTTGGATCAAACTATGTTATCGTTGAATCCAAAGGCGAGACTTGGAGATGTTGGTTGAACGATGTGTCTAAGGTACATCCTAGTTCTGAGAATAGATGGCAGGAAGCCCCATACAAAGATCCCGGTGATGCAGGACTGAATGAAGAAAGACTTCCTGATTATGGCACACCTGAGTCTACAGCAAGAGCTAAGAAGATTACACCTGGTCAAAAAGAAGCTTGTTGGAGTGGCTATAAGCAAGTTGGTATGAAACCAAAAGGTGGTAAAATGGTTCCCAACTGTGTTGCAGAATATGGTGGTCCACCCATCTCAAGAAAGACTTATCTCAAGCAAGATCCTATGAAAGAGAAGTCTTCTCAAGATCCTGATATTAAGGATAGAGAAGGCACACAGCCTAAGAGATATCACTCCGGTCTTCAGAAGGCTACAAAGGTTGCACGTGATAGACACTTTAAGAAGCATGGAAAGAAAGCTGACAATGATGCGTCTGCTTATAAACCTGCGCCCGGTGATAAAACCGCAAAGACGAAACCGTCTAAATATACTAAAGTAGTTAATAAAATGTTAAATAAAGAAGATGCTGTACAAATAGCACGTAAGCGTATTGAACGTGAAAAAGACATGGAAAAGAAAAGTGACGCTAATCAAAAAGTGCGTCATGATAAAATATTAGATAGAGCAAGAAGAGCAAGAATGCTCCGTAGAAACAAGGGTATTTCAGATGATTAACTTTAAAAACCATATTGTTTTAGAAGGTAGCTTTGCAGATAAATCCAAAGCATCAGGAATATCTGTAGGCACTCTAAAGAAAGTTTATAACCGTGGTGTTGCAGCATGGAAGACAGGGCATCGTCCCGGGACTACTCCACAACAATGGGGGCATGCACGTGTGAATGCGTTTATCGCAAAGAAGAAAAAGGGTAATCTAAATCACGACAAGGATCTAGCATAATGGATGACGTAACACAACACTCTAATAAAAAACTATCTACCATTCTGAGAAATCCAAGTCATCCCATGCATTCTGCTGCGAAAGCAGAGCGTGATCGCCGCATGGCACAAAGAGAAGATAAAGATCTTGACGAAATTAGCTTAAAAGACCTGTCGAAAAAAATTTCACGGTCTAGCGGTAATAAAAACATTAATAAAGCCATGAAGCCAACCTTTGATAAAACAAAGAACGATTTGGCTGCAATGCGTAAACGTTTGGATGCTTTGAAGGCAGGGTATGCTGCAGAGAGTGTTGAGCTTGAAGAAGGCGTAATCGATCAAGTAAAAGATATTGTTGCCAATAAACAAGCCAAGAAGATCAGTGGTGTTATGGTGGACATGTTCACTGCATCTGCTATTTCTCAGATTTATGATAAAGTTAACGATGCCAATAAAGCAAAGATGGATAAGCTACCTATCGTAAAGCTTGCAGATGTTGCTATGAAGATGATGAAGCGTGAGTCTACAGTTAGTGAAGCTAAACAGGTTCTTGCACATGGTGGTAAGGGTCAATACAAAATAGTTAGTGACGGTGGTGCTATTAGTGTTATGTTTAAGGGCAAAGTAGTTGGTAAAGGCGACTTTGATCGTGGTGCAGATAGTTTCTTTATTAGTATGAAGGGTCAAAAAGGTCAAAAATCTTTTGACGATGCACAGGACATTGCAGACTACTTCGCAAAAATGAAAATCAAAGAAGAAGTACAGATTGATGAGATTTCGGGAAAACTTTACAATAAGGCATTAGCAGGACGTAAAGATAAAATAGATCGTACTAGAAACAGTGCATCAGCAAATGCGTTGCGTATGAATAAACCTGAGATGAAAAAAGATTTAAAAAAAGCTGATGATATGCAGCGTAAGCTTGACAAGATGAAGCAGATGGGTATTGATCGTACTGCACGTAATCTGCGTAAAGAAGAAACACAGCTTGAGGCTGCACCGAAAATGAAAGGCGATTGGCTAAAAAAAGAGCGTGAAAGAAATCGTGAGCATGATGCAGCGATGGGCCGTACAGCTACAGGGCGTAAGAAACCAACACGTACTATGACTTCTACTCAGAAATCTTTGGCATCATTGCGTAAAGAAATGAAAGAAGCTTTCGAACCACATATGATGTATGATCCTAAGACAGGAAAAGGTTACAAAGCTGAGAAAGAAGCTGATCATTTACGTATGAAGAAAATGGGCTATACTCATGATAAGCCTGAGGTAAATGAAAAATATAAGATTATGCACAAAACAATGTCTGCAGCATTACAGCATGCTTACGATGAAGCTGAGAAAAAAGGCTTTGAGGTTGACAAGGATGATATCGACAACAAGGTTGCAATGGGTCCAAGAAAACCATCATCAGGCAAAACAAACTCTTATAACTTAGGTCTATCTAAGAACGGTAAACCTGTGAAGAAAAAGCTGCATATCCAAGTGTACAACATGGATAATAAAGGCTATGAACTAAACATGTATGTGAGTTAAGGTATGAAAACATTTAAGACATTCTTAGAAGAAAAAGATCCTAGACTTGCACGTGCAGGTGTATCAGGGTTTAATAAACCTAAAGGTACACCAAGTCATCCTACTAAGTCGCATATTGTTGTGGCTAAATCAGGTGGGCAAGTAAAGACAATCCGTTTTGGTGAGCAAGGTGCAAGCACTGCAGGAGATCCGAAGGCAGGTGAGTCTGACAAGATGAAAAAGAAGCGCAAATCATTTAAGGCTAGGCATGCTAAGAATATTGCAAAAGGTAAAATGTCTGCTGCTTATTGGGCTGACAAGGTTAAGTGGTAAAATAAAAATGGCAGAGACAACAGGCAAAAGATTAGATCGTATCGAAGAAAAACTAGATAAAATGGGTGAAGTACTTGTCACTCTTGCTAGGTTCGAAGAAAAGATGGATGCTTATAATGATTATAGGCAAAACTCATGGGAACGTATGAATAAGTTCTCTGAGAAGCTAGATAGAATTGAAAAAACTGTAGACGATAATGCACGTACAGTTCATACTATAAACAAACTGTTCTGGGTAGTACTAATTGCTATTGCAGGATCAATCGCCGCTCAACTTATGGTTTAAGGAGAAACAAATGGGCAATGTAATATCAAAGTTGATTGAGGCGTATGCAGAAGTCAACGAAAAAAAGAAACTAGACCCTGTAGGGCAAGCTGATGCAGATATCGATAACGATGGTGATGTAGATAAGTCTGATAAATATCTGCACAATCGTAGAAAAGCTGTTAAGAAAGCTATGAAGGATGACGAAATGAATGAGCTTTCAAATAAAACTCTTACAAGATATGCGATGAGTGCTGATAACGATGTACAAAAAAGAAGATCAAATCGTCCAGCTGGCAAAGGTGACGAATCAGATCCTAAGATTGGTAAGCGTTTAGATAAGATCAACCTTGCTCATAAAAAAGGTGCATTTAAAGAAGAAGTAAATGAAGCATATGAATCTGTCTGTAAAGAAATGAAGAAAATGCATGATGAAGGTTACGGCAAAAAAGCTATCATGGCAAAATATAAGCACATGGAAATGGCAACTGTTGAGAAACTATATGCTCAAACATGTGGCACAAGAGAAGAAGTCGAAGAAAGTAGTAAAGCTGCACTTGCCAAGAAGTTAGCAAAGGCTGCTGCACCTTCTGAGAAGGGTAAGAAAGCTGTCACTTTGAAGAAAGCTCCTTTTGATATTCCTAAAGAAGAAAAGAATGAAGAAGAAATCATTATGAATCCTAAGAAGGATAAAGATAAGAAGGCTGACGCTGAAACAATGAATACTGAATCTGTTGATCTTGATGAAGATCTTACACACCAAACAGTAAAGCCACCGAGTCATACTAAAAAGTATTCTAACAGTGATTCTAGAGACACAAATAGCATCGGAGGTGGCGGTACTAAGAGACATACTGTAACGAGTAGTCAAGCAGATGCTCATGATAAAACTGCTTCTCATCACGATAATGTTGCGGATGCTCATACAAAGGCAAGTGAAAAATCTTCTAGTTTCAAGATCCGCAGCTTGCATAGTAAAGCCGCTAGATTGCATAGAAATGCAGCAGAAGCACACCGTGATTCTTCTCATTCTAGTTCAGGTGCAGATAATGATGGTTCTATTCAAAAAACAGCAAAGCATATGCACACTGCATACCATGCAACTATGGCTGCTAATGATTCATCAAAACAAGCGAGAAATATGGGTACTAAAGCAAAGCGTATGAATACTGAAGAAGTTGAACTAGAGGAAAGCTTGAAAAAGCACATGTCTCCTTACGATGCAAAAGAATTCTTAAAAAAACACAATGCACACAATAAAGACTTCCATGCGTTGCCGGCATCATCGGCAAGCGCAATGCACGATAAGGCTAAAGAATTAAAATATAAGAAAAGTAAATCAGCACCAGGTTCTACAGGTAGAATGTTCCATGCAGCACTACAAAGGCATGCTGATAGTTATAAGGGTACAAGCGAATCTGTTCTACCACCTGTATACGCACGTATTCTTGAAGAAAGAGAAAAGCATTACAAAGGTGCTACAAAACCTGAAGGAATGATGGACAATTCTAAGTCTTCTAAGGGTGCCATGGATATGGTTAATCAACCAAAAGAGATTAACAATGATGACGAAAAAGGTCATGAAGATGCAAGCAAAGCAGGTAGAGTTGGACCAAGTGCCAAAGCACGTCCTGCTGATAATATGAAAGGTGACAAGAAGGTAATCCCTTCCGCAACCCCAATGAAAGGAAAATAGATGATTAAAGCTCCAAAATGGTGTAGTGACGCAGTTCCTATGGCTGCAAAAGGTTGGGTAAGTCCTAAGGGGGAGCTAATGGTTTCCTCTAGATTTACTCAGGCGCAAGTAGATGAGTGGTATGGTACTGAAGTTAGTATTGAAACTACTGCAGAAGAAGATATCCAAGAAGCTATTATGGATATGAATGCCAGAGGAAAAATTCAAGCAGAAATGGCAAGATTTGCGGCTGTATCTAAAGATGCAATGTCTTATGATCACACTGATGAAGAAGATCTACAAGCAATGACTAAACTAGAGTTAGAACTTCTAGGGCGTGAACATGGTGTTGAGTTAGATCGCCGCAAGTCAAAAGCTACTTTAATTGAACAGATGAAAGATTTGATGTCTAAATAAAATCAACAAGGGTTTTTATTTGGATCAACAATGAAATTATTTGAAACACTAGACGATAATAATGTATTACTGTATGCCGCTAAACATTATTATAAACCAAATGTAATAGACGCTGATGAGTTTTATGATGATCTTAAAAGATTCGTATACTTAAAGCGTCTATTAAATCGTTATCACAATACAGGTGAGTTATCAGAAAGACTCATCTTAAACCACTTGATAGTCATATTTAATGTGTTTGATATTAAACCATCTTTGAAAATGCTAGAGTATCATATGGAAAATAAATATTGGTCTGCAATAAAGCCTTTTTTAATATTCTTAAGGCATATAAGAAATGAAGAATACACTGAGATAGAGATGGATAAAACAGTAATAGAAAGACTGAGGGAAATATAATGGGTATCATCAAAAGAGCAGGTGATCTGGTATACACCTTCAGGTTTTTACGATTGCTTACTACATCATTCGAAGATACAGAAGCGTTTAAGTTAGGCATCATTGACAAGGACGGTAAGAGGCAAAAGTCTTTTACTCTTGACAGCATGGAAGATAGAGATAACTATCGCAACTACTACACACCGTTTCATAGACTTGTCTTCAATATAAAAAAGATTATGGCAAAGGCACCAGGGGGTGGTAGTAAGCTTGCTTCATATGCGGCTGCACTATTTCTTCTCAAAGAAAAGTTTAGTATGCCTCAGGGTAAGATCATAGAAGCTTTAGATGTTCTTAACATAGATGAGACAGACTTTTTGACAGAGCACAGTGAATGGTTTGTATTGGAAGATAATAGACTATCGCCTGGTTCATATAAAGTCTTGACTAGTAAACTAATCAATGATACAATGGATGAAATGGTCAACGCTAGAGATAAGGTTAGAGTTAGTAATGACTGTTATCCTGTAGGAGAAATCTTTGGTATAAATATATACGAGGTTACTCATATGAGAACCAACAAAAGTATTTACGTGTCGGTGGGAGAACTAGCACGATGAAAGAAGAAGCAATGACAACTGCAGATGCAGGTATTCCACAGGACACCAAGAACATGGGTCCAAGGGCTAGATTGCCTATGAATATACTGAGACGCAAAATAGGTCTGCCAATAAATGTGACAGATCGTAGACGTAAAAAGGATAAAACTCCTAGACTGCTAAAACAGTTTAGGCAGCATGTATATCAAAATGGCTAAGTTATATTTAATTATTATTGTTATGGGGTTGTTGAGTGGTGTGGGTTATGGTGCCTACAACTATTACTTATGGTCAGAACAAACCATATCAACTCTCAGAGAGAACAACGTAAAGCTTAAATCTGCTGCAGAAACTTTACAGGCAACTGTAGAGAGAATACAGGCAGATCAAAAGAAAAATGAGCAGCTAAATAAAGATTTGACCAAGAGACTACAGCAATCGCAACAACACCTTGACAAGCTTAGAGGTGTGTTTGCTAAAATCGATTTGACTATGGAGGCATTAACAAATGCACAAGGACTTGAAGACAGAGTTGACAATGCAGTCAGCAAACTTATTGGACGTATCGAAAGTGAAACTACCCCTCCTTCTGATGATGCCGCTCCTGCTGATGGGGTGTCTGGGCAGTAGAGCACCTGAAGCTGAAGTTGTTCTTCAGACTGAATACGCCAAACAAAACATTCCTATTCAAGAAAGACCAAAAGCGGTACAGTTTCCACCTGTCGATTGGTATGTTGTCACAGAAGATAACCTAGAAGAAAAACTAGCAGAGCTAGAACAAAAAACTGGTAATGTAGTTTTCTTTGCTATTACTCCAAAAGGATATGAAAACCTAGCACTTGGTATTGCTGAGATGCGTAGGTATATCAAAGACACTCAAGCTATCATTGGATACTACGAAGATGCTTTAGCAGAAGAACCTGTGCAGGAACCATCAACTGAATAATGAGATACTGTGGTATAAGTGAGAACTTCCACAATGCAGCTATTGCGTTTGTGGAAGAAGACGGAAATATATCGTTTGCTTCTGAAAGTGAAAGATATAGTAAACGTAAAAATGATCCTATTTTGCACAACACTCTTAATAGTATGGTCAGTGTAAACGATCACATTTCTTTTTATGAAGATATTAAATTAAGAAACAAATATTCAGAAAAGATAGCAAGTAATCTTCCTAGTAATAAAGCTGCATTGGACAAAGCTAGACACTTTAAAGACAGAGTTGCCACTAGCTATTCTAGATTTAGTTTTGATAAAAGCTATCTTCATCACGAAAGTCACGCTGCTGCTGCATTTTATACAAGACCGTGGAGTTCGTCTGAAGACACTGTATGCCTAACTATAGATGGTTATGGCGAGTGGCAGTCTGCTACTATACAAGACAGCAATTTCAATCTTTTATATGAGGAGACATATCCTAAATCTATAGGAGTTGTATATGCGCTCTGTACTAAAGCTTTAGGATACAAACCTTTAGAAGAAGAATACATTGTGATGGGAATGTCAGCTTTTTCAGAGAATATTCTATTGTCCGAATTTGAGGAAGCAGTAAATTGTTTCTTCACAGATAATTTATCATACAACGACTTTTTAGTATATCTTCATAGTTTAAATAAAGAGGAGTTGGCAGGAACTGTACAAAAATGGGCTGAACAGGAGATATTTAAATTAGCTCAAAAGGCGAGAAAGTATGGAAGTAAACTTTGTTATAGCGGGGGTGTTGCTCAAAATATTGTTGCAAATTCTAAAATAAGAAGTTTGTTTGATGATATGTGGGTTGCAGTAAATTCTACTGATGGGGGATCTGCCTTAGGTGCTGCTGCAAGATCATATTGTCTTGAAACGGGAATGGATAGAATTAACTGGAAAAATACATATCTAGGACTTGAAAATTGGATTGATGTAAATCCAAAAGAAGTTGCAAAATATTTACAAGAAAACAAAATAGCAGGAGTTATACATGGTAAAGCTGAGTTTGGACCTAGAGCACTAGGCAATAGAAGTCTTTTAGCTAATCCTATATATGATGTAAAAGACACTGTTAACAAAATAAAGCAGAGAGAAAAATTTAGACCTTTTGCTCCTGCTATATTAGAAGAATATGCTAAAGAATACTTTGAGGGTCCAATGAACGAATATATGCAGTACTCAAGTGTGGCAAAACATGACTACAAATCTGTCATGCATGTTGACAGAACATCAAGAGTGCAAATAGTAAAAAAAGATTCAGAGTCCATAATAAGACCCATTTTAGAAGAGTTTTACAGTTTAACTAAAGTTCCTATGTTACTGAACACATCTCTTAATGTGAAGGGTATGCCTATTTGTAATAATTTTTATGATGGTAGATTATTTGAAAGTAAGTATAAAACAAAGGTATTCGGATGATATATGTAAACGGTTGTAGTTTTACTTGGGGTGAAGGTGGGGAGTTCTTACCCGAAGGACGTGATGAATTTGGTGGACCTAAAAACGGCCAAAGAATAGTTGCAAGAATTAAAGACTCATATCCTAGTATATTAGCAAAAGATTTAAATACTGAACTTTTCGACTTTTCGACTTCAGGAAAAGACAATACTACAATACTAAAACAAATGGCAATAGCTTTAAATTGGAGAAGACTTGGGAAATGTAAATCAAGTCCTGATGACATAATCATAGTACAGCTAACAGATAATTTTAGGGCAGCTACTCCTAAATCAACTTTTGCTTTAAATTTTCACATTAATGATTTAGTATCTCAACTAGAAGACTATGATGGACAGTATATAAAGATCATGATGTTTAGTATTCTTAAAAAATTACGAGGGCAAGGGTATGCTGATACAGTTTTAAATAAAACATATCGTATTCATTCAGATATAGCACCAGAGTATAAGACAAGAGAACCATATATTGGGGATTGGACTGAAACACATCAAACATTTGAGACAGCACATTACTTAAGACTGATTCAATTAGAATGTAAAAGTATGAATATTCCTTTAGTGATTATAAATTACTACACTATACCCGAAAAGTTTAGTCCTGATCCAACGTTCCAAGTCATAGATACTGACGATTTCCTTATCAGTAATTTTACCAAATCTGGAATGTATGCGCATTTAGAAAATGAAGGATTTGTTAAATGTAACGATAACTTTCATTTTCAACAAGATGCTCACTATTATCAAGCAGACATTATTAAAAACTTTATTAAGAACAAAGTAAGATTGAAAGCAAACACGGAACGATTTACACCTTACTATGTACACGACTACACATAAAAATAATATTTTTTATTACAATATGTAGTTGCAAGATTATTACTTTTACTATATAATACACCAATTAGAAAAAACAACATTAGACTGCTAGTTATACGGACTAGCGGTATTAACAACTATTTACTTAAAGAGGTGCTAGATGCTCAAACTTGTCAACAACAACAGGGATAGAGACACAAGAAGTCTTATGTCCGAAACTAAATTTTATGAAGGATACAGTAGGTGGGATGACACCAAAGAACGCTATGAGAGTTGGGATGAGTCTGTAAGTCGTGTTATGAACATGCACAGAGATTACTACAAAGACAAGATGACCCCTGAACTTAATCAGATGATCAATGAGGCAGAATCTCTTTATAAGTTAAAGTATGCACTAGGTGCTCAACGTGCTCTACAGTTTGGTGGAGATCAGTTACGCAAGCATATGATGAGAATGTACAACTGTACGTCAACCTATGCTGATAGACCACGTTTCTTTTCAGAGCTATTCTACGTGCTTCTGTGTGGCGCAGGGGCAGGGTTCTCTGTACAAAAGCATCATGTGGAGAATTTACCAAATCTATCTGAACGTAAGAAGCAAGCCAAAGGTTGGATCGTAGAAGATTCCGTTGAGGGTTGGGCTGATGCTCTAGGTGCTCTTATGTCATCATACTTTGTAGGTGGTGGACAGTTCCCTGAGATGGAAGGACGTAAAGTATATTTTGATTTAAATCAAGTACGTCCAAAAGGTGCTATGATCAATGGTGGATTCAAAGCCCCTGGTCCTGAACCACTACGTAGAGCACTAGATAAGATTGAACATATCCTACAGAATATCGTTTTATCAGGGCGTGATACTCTTAAGCCTATCGAAGTATATGATATTGCTATGCATGCTGCAGACGCAGTTCTTGCAGGTGGCGTAAGACGTAGTGCGACTATCTGTTTATTCTCACCTGAAGATGAGGAAATGATCAATGCCAAAACAGGGAACTGGTTCATCGATAACCCTCAAAGGGGCCGAAGCAATAATTCAGCAGTTATCGTCAGATCCGAAATCACTAGAGAAGACTTTAAAAAGATCATGGGTTCGATCAAAGAGTTCGGAGAGCCCGGATTTTTCTTTGTCGAAGACAGAGATATCACGACTAATCCTTGTGTTGAGATTGGTATGTATCCGCAGATTGATGGAGAATCAGGTTGGCAGGGATGTAACCTAACAGAGATCAATGGTGGTAAGTGTACAAGCCAAGATGAGTTCTTTAAGGCATGTCGTGCAGGAGCAATCTTAGGAACACTACAAGCAGGTTACACTGACTTCAAATATCTAACAGAAACAAGTAAGCGTATCTTTGAGCGTGAGGCACTGTTGGGTGTGTCTGTAACTGGTTGGATGAACAATCCTGATGTTCTGTTTGATGAAGAAACTCAACGTCAAGGTGCAGAGATCGTCAAGTCAGTCAACAAAGAAGTTGCGGCATTGATTGGCATCAACCCTGCAGCACGTACTACTTGTGTAAAACCATCAGGTAATGCATCAGTTCTATTAGAAACTGCTTCTGGTATTCATGCAGAGCATAGTGCTCGTTACTTGCGTCACATTCAGTTGAACAAAGAAACTGAGGTAGGACAGTTGTTGGCAAAAACTAATCCATACATGGTTGAAGAGTCTGTATGGTCTGCTAATGGCACAGACTATTGTGTGGCATTCCCAATCATCACTCCTGAAGGATCTTTGTATCGTGAAGAGTTGTATGGTAAAGCATTACTAGAAAAGGTAAGCGCAGTCCAAAATAATTGGGTAGAAGCAGGTACAAATGTAGAGCTATGTGCAAACTCTAAGACACGTCACAACGTATCAAATACTGTAACTGTGTTGCCTCATATGTGGAACGAAGTGGAAGACTATGTTTTTGAAAATCGTCACAACTTTGCAGGTATTAGTTTCTTAGCAGGTATGGGCGACAAAGACTTTGCCCAAGCGCCTATGACAGAAGTGTTGACTGAAGATCAGATTGTTGCTAAGTATGGCAAGGCTGCTTTGTTTGCATCAGGTCTGATTGTAGATACTCGTAAGCAAGGGTTTCGTGATCTGTGGGAAGCAACACAGATTGCACAAACTCCACCTGAGTATCAAGGAGAAGTCTCTGACCTACGTGCTGAGTGGATTAGACGGTTCAACAAGTTTGCTGATAACTACTTCATGGGGGATCTTAAGGAAACTGAGTATTGCCTGAAAGATGTGTTCTTACTTCACAAGTGGGAGAAAGTACAACAGAATATTCAGTCGGTAGACTTCTCATCAGAACTAGATGAAAAGCGGTTTACTGAGATCGATACCATGGGAGCTATTGCATGTCAAGGGGGTGCATGTGAAATAACCTTCTAGGCTATATAGTAGCAAGTGTATAATAGGAGAAAACATGGAAGAAGAATATTGGGCAGAGTGTGTAGCTTGTGAGACTGAAACGCAAGTGTTGGTTATAGATAGCGAAGAGTTGCCACAGTATTGTCCAATGTGCGGTTCTCCTATAGAATTCGAAGTGGTAGTAGATTAGTATAAATAGCCTTGCAACAGCAGGGCTATTTTTTTATGTGGTATTACAACGGTGAAGTGTTTGAAGAAACACCTGAAGAGTATCAGGGATTTGTATATGAAATCACTGAACTAGATACTGGAATCAAGTATATTGGCAAGAAGTTCTTTTGGAAGCCAAAGAAGCTACCTGTCACTAAAACACGCAAGAGAGCCGTTAGGAGCCGCACTGAGAGCGATTGGCGTAAATACTACGGTAGCAGTACCGAAGTAAAAATGTTAGTAGAAACTAAAGGTGCGGATAACTTCAACAGAGAGATATTAAAGCTTTGCAAGACAAAGGGGCTATGCTCTTACTATGAAATGAAATATCAGCTAGAGAGAGACGTTCTCCTGAAGCCTGATGAGTATTATAATGCATTTATTGGAGGAAAGATACATCGTAAACACATATTAGGGAAAGAATAAATGCAAAACGAATATGACGTAGTAGTAATAAAGGTTCTAGATGGAGACACGATTGATGTTGACATTGATTTAGGCTTTGGTGTTTGTCTTAAAGATGAACGAGTACGGATCATGGGCATCGACACGCCTGAGTCACGCACATCTGATAGAGTAGAAGATCTATTTGGTGAGGCTGCAAAGGCTAGACTGAAAGAACTCATGAAAGATGGTGGCAAGTTAATCACTACAGAAGATAAGCATGGTGAAGACATGAAGGGTAAGTTTGGACGTATCCTTGGAGACTTTCGTGTGCCTGATGGACGTAAGGTTACTGACATCATGATCGAAGAAGGACACTGTGTTCCTTACTTTGGTGGGTCTAAAGAGGATACACAGGCTGCACACATGAAAAATAGAGAAAGACTATTGGCAGAAGGTATTGTAACTCAAAAAGACTATGACGCTGCAGTCGAAAAGATGGCGAAAAAAAAGAGTTGACGAATCATAAAAAATCTATATAATAAAGAAGAGGTTTTTGAGATGGGTAATATACCATCATTATATTAGGAGTGAACTAAGTGATTTTAATAGATTATAATGCAATAGCTATTGGTAGTGTTATTCAACAAAAAGATGAGATGAATGAAGATATGTTTCGTCATCTCATCCTAAATGCTATCCGTATGTATCGAACTAAGTTTAAAGAAAATTATGGCGAGATAGTAATATGTGGTGATGGTAGAAAGAATTGGCGTAAAGACTTCTTTCCTAATTATAAATTTAAACGTGGAGACAGTCGTAAAAAAGATAAGGTTGATTGGAATGAACTCTTTAGAATTACCTCTCAAGTTTATCAGGAGATTAGTGAACACTTTCCATATAAAACTGTATTGATAGATGAATGTGAGGCAGATGATGTCATTGCAACTCTAGTAGAAGAAACACAAGAGTTTGGCAAGAACGAACCTATTATGATTGTATCATCAGATAAAGACTTTGCACAACTACAAAAGTATGCAAATGTTCAACAATACTCTCCTTTGAAGAAATCATTTGTAGTAGAACGTAATCCTAGAAAACAGCTATTAGAACTTATATTGAGAGGGGATGTCTCAGATGGGGTTCCTAATGTCTTAAGTGCGGATGATTGTTTTGTAGAAGGTATTAGACAAACACCCATGAGACAAGCTATTATAGATAAACTTACAGAAGACATCAAAGCTATGGGTGACGAGGTGTATAATAATTACTGTCGTAATAAAAAACTTATTGATTTGGAAGAAACCCCTAATTCAGTAAAATCTAAAATACTAAATAGCTTTGAAGAGCAAGACAAGTGGAACAACAGAGGTAAAGTATTTCCCTACTTTGTAGAGAAGCGTTGCCGAATGTTACTAGAGGATATAGAGGACTTCATTTAGTATGGTAAACAAGACTACATATAATGTACATGAGATTTTAGAACAAGTTTCTAAAGCTAAAAGTCGCACAGACAAAATAAACATCTTAAAATCAAATCAAAACAACTGGGCAATGAAAGATATATTGCGTGGTACTTTTGATGATTTGGTTACATGGAACTTGCCTAATGGTAAGCCCCCATACGAACCTGCTGATGAGAGATCCATTCCATCTAATCTAATGCAACACAATAAAAAGTTTGCTTACTTCATTCCTAATGGACCAGGATCTAAAATGGCAGCAGTCAAGAGAGAAAAGATCTTTTTGGATATGTTAGAAACAGTACATCCAAAAGATGCTGAACTTCTTGTTGGTATGATCAATAAGAAAATGCCTATCAAGGGCATTACAAAGAAACTGGTACAGGAGGCATTTCCAGATTTAATAGTTAAGTAATATGTAATACAGGAGAAGGTATGAGTAGAATCCAACTTGATAGACTGAGAAAAGATTTAGAAGAATTAAACCTATACATAAGTAAAGTAAAGGAAAAGGGTAAGATGGACCTAGTTTCGAAGTTAAATAAAAAAAGAGATTTTCTAGTGTCTAAGTTGGAAGCTGCATAAAAAGGTAAAGATTGGGGTTGCCAATCTGATTAAAAAAGGTTATAATGATGCCTACATACACAATGGTAAACGTGTCTACAAGTGAAGAAAAAGAAATGATTTTATCTCTAGCAGAGCGTGAGGAGTTTTTGTCTAATGGTGAGTGGAAACAAAAGCTGATTACTCCTAAGTTTATTTCTCAGCATGGTTCTACTCACAACAAGGCAGGTGATGGTTGGAAAGATGTTCTTCGAAAAGTTAAATCTGGTTCTGGTAAAGATAGTAAGATAGACGTATAATATGACAAAACGTGTGAAGAGTTTGAACAACTCTATGACTGTTAGATTGGCTGATCTATTACAACATGATCCGTTGACAGCAACTCAAGAAGCTGCTTATTCGGCATGGGATGACGGTGACAACTTAGTCCTTACAGGATCTGCAGGTACAGGCAAAACCTTTATGGCATTGTATCTTGCATTAGAAGATGTTTTAGAAGCACAGGAATATGATAGATTAGTTATCGTAAGATCTATGGTTCCAACAAGAGATATGGGCTTCTTGCCCGGTACTAAAGAAGAGAAAGAAGATGCTTTCACCTCTCCATATAGAAATATATGCCATGAGCTATTTGGAGATAAGGCATCGTATAATAAAATGATAACTTCTGGTCAAATCTCTTTTGACTCAACTTCATTTATTAGAGGCACGACATATGACAATAGTATAATAGTTGTCGATGAGATGCAGAATTTAAATTTTCACGAGTTAGATTCTGTGATCACACGTGTGGGTAAACACAGTAAGATTATTTTCTGCGGTGATTATAAGCAGAGTGATTTTAAGTTTGATGATGAAAAGAATGGTATTATGAAGTTTCTACAAATTGTAGAACAGTTACGCAACTTTACTATAGTAAACTTTGGATGGGAAGATATTGTGCGTTCTGATTTTGTGAGAGATTATATAATGACAAAAGAAATGCTAGGATACTAAGAGAGGTTAAAATGGCAAAATATTCTAGGTACGATCCACGCAACAAGAAACGTGGTAATAATAAAATCAAGTCTCAAACAAAAGACTTACGAATACGTGAGGTTTCAGGTAATGAAAATAAACAGATGCTAAATGAAGTAATGTTTGACGATGAGTATGATCATGACGAACTTGACAACCAACAACTCCAAGGATAATTTACCAAGCCATATACACGTTGTTTCTGTAGAAGATCATTCCTATTGGAAACCATTATTACTTGAATCTATTAATAGTATGATAACTAAAAACAATATTCAAGTCAATGAGAAGGGATATTATTACGATTTTAATATTCCGAAAGTGCATAGAGATTATGGTAAGTTGATGGACAATATACTTTTGTCTTATGTTGAAGATACTTTGTGTGATAATTATGGGCTTAAAAGAGAAGGCACTGACACATATTGGTTTCAGCAATACTTTCAAGGATCTGATTTTGGTTGGCATCAACATTCAGGGCATTGGGCGATGGTTTATTATGTTGAATTGCCTGAAATGACAGAGGCAACTGAGTTCTTAAACTACGGTCAATTCAATGTTAAAGAAGGCGACATTATATTTTTCCCAACATTTTTAGTTCATAGATCTCCAAGTATTAAAAGTAATCAAAGAAAAACCGTGATAGCAAGTAATCTAGACTTTACTGTGGATAGAGAAAGAATAAATTATTATGGCATCGAATATTTTAAACATTGACGATCATTACTTACAATGGCCTAAGGATAGTTGGGGTGGCACAGATCTAAACAATCCTGATATGGTCAATCCTTGGTTAGAGATACAAGACATTGTAAATCCTAAAAAAGTTATTGAGATTGGTATGTTTGCAGGGCACTCATCTTTATTGATGATGAATGTGTTTAAGAACCTAGAGACTTTAGAGAGTTATGATCCTAGTGAAGTATCTAAACATAATTATAGACAAATTAAGAAATATTATCCTCAACATACATTTTATCAAGAGCCTATCTGGAATAATGAACACAGACATACTGATATCGATTTAATATTTGTGGATGGAGATCATACAGCACCTGCACCTGAAAAAGATCTAGGATCTTGTATGAAAATAAAGCCAAGATACATTCTTGCTGATAACATAGAGCATCTTGGAGTTCGTGATCCAACAAAGAGAAAGTTTAAATTATGGGATGTTAAGTATGATCCTAAGTATTGGTTTTATACTAATGTTAAATATAGTAGAGTTACTAAACGCACACTGAAATCCCCCGGAATTATGGGGCTATTTAAAATGGAAGGCACTTATGACAATTGAAATGATTTTGAATCTTAGATACCAATGGGAATCTATGGTATCGTTTAGAAGAAGTTACGATTTACCTAGCTATGAGGGCAATATACATAACTTAAAGGACTTTATTAAAAACGGACATAAGTCTAATAGATTTAGAAAAAACTTTAACGAAGCCATGCGATTAGCGAAAGAGATTGTTGAATATTATGAGCGACCTGTGGCATCATTGGATAAAAAGCTGGCGAGACAATCACGGTAAAGATACTATCAGATGGAAAACAACTGTAGGTATTGGCGACAGTATGTATGGTCTTAACATTGCTTATATGAGAGCATTTGCTAATCAAAAACCAACAAAGTTTCAACTACATTTTTTTCATCCAAAAGACTATGTACATCACTATGAAGACCCTGAAGCAGTTGCGGCTAGAGTCGAATATATTCGTGACAGGTATATGTGGAAAGATATTGTAGATGTTGAATACGTTTATGATAGCACTGACACAGTATTATATAAGCAGTTTTATCAAGGCGTCACTAGACGCAAGCACTCTGAACTATATCGATATTGGGCATTAGATCCTACATTATCCACTAATTCGCAGAATAGAAAAATAGTTTTGTGGAGACCTACTAATAATATGCAACAGCAAATTGCTAATGATAAATATATACTTTTAGATTGGGAGTGGCAAAGGCTTATTGACAGGTTAGAAGATTTTGGATATAATGTGACAGAGATTGACTATAGAACTCCTATAAGAGAAGCGTTATATCATATAAGAACTTGTGAGTGTTGTTTGTCGTATGAGGGGATGTGGCATTATATTAGTAAGAACCTTTTTAAGCCTCATATAGTGATAGGCACTTCTAATATTTCTAAGTGGCATACTCCTGCTGCAGTATTAACAGATAAAGGGTTCTATATAGATAGAGATCTTAAAAAGATTGATTATATGATAGAGTCCGCAACAGAGAACGCAGAAAACTATAAAAAATTATTTTTTAAATTTGTGAACGGGTGGTAGTATGCAAATAGACAGAGCCGTTATCGAAATACAAGGTGGGTGTAACTACACTTGTCAAATGTGTCCACAGACTAATCCTGATGGCACTACAGGCGCACGTGGTAAAAACTGGATGAAGAAGATGCCATTGGCAGAGTTCGAAAGATATGTTGCTGAGTGTGCAGAAGCAGGACTGAATGTTGTAAATCTTGATGGATCTGGCGAGGCTACAATCTCTATGGATCTGCCAAAGTATATTGAGGTGGTTAAGAAGTATGGAGCACAGGCTGTAATCTTCTCGAATGGATATCGTATGAACGGTAACTTCATGAAAGAATGCGTAGATGCAGGATTAGATTTCTTTAGGTTTAGTATTGTAGGGTACAACTATGATAAATATAAAGAGTGGATGAACAGTGAGCATTTCTACAGAGTAATATCTAACCTTCACGAAATGAAACGTTACGTTGTTAGTTCTAAATCGAAATGTGTTGTTGCAACATATCACCTAATACTTGATAATGATAACATTGATCATGAAGTTGAAGAGTATAAGAAGATCGTGAAGTCTGCTAATGTTCAGACAGAGATTTGGAAGATGCATAATTGGAGTGGTGTGTATGATCCTGAGTATGATAGAATTGGTGAAAAGAAAACTTGTGGTAGACCCTTTTCCCCTGATATTGTTATTAGGGCTGGAGGTCTTGGTAGTAGCACTGGCGCTATTCATCCTTGCTGTCAAGTACTAGGAAGAGATGATGAGGCAGTGTTAGGACACGGTTCACTCAACACGCTTGAAGAGATTTGGTATGGAGATGAATATAATACGCTGAGAAAGCAACATGAAACAGGAGACTATCCTGACTTTTGCAAGAGTTGTGACTTCTTGATTGACGATCCTGAAGTTTTAGTGTATACTAATCATGGACGTGAAAACTATAAAATGTATGGAACAAAGTTTAACTTGGATGATTACAGATGATAGAAGATCCTCTATACTTACCTAAAGACACTAAGGTGTTTATCATATGTAACCCATATGATAATAACCACATGAGTAAAAAGATTGAGCTTGAGCATAACATAATGCGTTATGGATACGAGACAAATATTCAATACTACGTTAAAGCTAAAGATATTAGAGACCAAACTTTGGGATTTACTTTACCTTTATCTTCCGCAAAGATTGGGGATGATGGTGTATATCAATGGTATACTTTATATTCAGTTTTAATAAAAGCTAGAATTCTTAGAAAAAAATACATAATCACTTTCGCAAACTTTAGTAGATTTGATAATGATATCAGAAGGACATCCTCACACATTCAGCTTCATGAGGGGAAAAGACTTTTGCTAGATCATAAATCCTCTCAGTTTATAATAGACAATATTCATAATATTATTAATAAGTATTCTACAGTAGAGAATTATATAGCGAATGAGTAACACCCCACCTGTTTATATGATTGCAATAGAAGAACATCCTGTTTCAATCATGTATGTAAGAGAGGTCTTGCCTTCTTGGAAAAAGTTTGGAGTAAAAATAAATTATTCTAAAGCAACTACCCCAAAAGATTTAGCATATAGAAATAATTTAACTTTTACTATAAAAAAAATGGGTAGAGAGAAAAGAGAATTTACTTCTACAGAAAAGGCTGTTTGGTATAGTCATTTTGATTTGTGGTGTAAATGTGTGAATGAAGGTCCACTTATTATTGTAGAGCACGATTCTATGCTGAGAAAACCTTTACCAAATCTTTCAAAAGAAGGGTATAAATTTTTATCTTATGTACAACCAGATGAAGGTGAAAAATACCTCCTAGCAACGGGTTCAGGATACTATATTACTCCACCTGTAGCAGAGAGATTGATTGCAAGAGCAGTTTGCAAGCCAGTAGACAGAAATAGTGATGGTCATATAAGTTCAGTTTTGAATTTTAATAAACAAAGAAAAATGTACGATTATCTCTACATAGAACAGATTAATTTTGATGGTCTAAATACCATAGATCACCGCACTACAAAAAGAAATTATATAGGTTTAGATTATGAAAACATTGATTTATCAAGTATACACAGGCAAACGTAAAAAGCTTTACGACTTTTGTACTGCGTCAGTTAAAGCATACGCAGAAAGAATAGGCGCTGATTATATTGTTCAGAGACAGCCTATTCTTATGATAAAGCCCGATATATTTCAAACAAATAGATCAAACGAATCCTACGGTAAGTATGGTGGGTTTCTTCCTATATATGAAAAAGAAAATGCCTTTGCATATTTCAGGTCATATGATAAGATTGCTTTGATTGATGGTGACATTTACATAAGAGAAACCGCACCAAATATCTTTGACGAAATCAGCAATGATCATGACTTCGCAGGTGTTATTGAACGTGAGATGCCTCTTAATAATCAATACATGGCAAAGATTGCAAACTACTCACGTATGCAATATCAGACAATCAAAAATGTTGATTGGAAGTGGAATAAGCATGGTGCTGAGTTCTTTAACATGGGCATGATGCTCATGAATAAGTCTATGGGTAAATACTTAAACGGAGAGACCCCTGCACAGTTTTTAAGGAGACCTAGATTCAAACCATTCATTGATGGACTTGGTGCATGGAAGTGGTCTACAGATCAAACTCTTCTTAACACTTGGGTTAGGGAAGAGAAGATGCGATTAAAACATCTTGATTGGAAGTGGAATGGTCTGTATAATGCGGTTCCTAATGAAAAACTTCATGAGGCACACTTCATCCATTTCTTTCATAAAACTGTTTTGCCAATGGAAGGTGAAAATATTGAAGAGCTTGCCAAGCTAGTAGATATAAAGGATATGCGATGAGATTTTTAGAAATAGCAGGTTCTAAGCAGCGTGGATTAAATTGGGATGCTGTACGTGATGTGAAGATGCCGGGAGTTATGGTCTATGACATGACAGACCTTCCTATGAGAGGCGTGAAGGATAAAACCTATGGTGGAGTGTATAATGAACATTTCATAGAACATCTCACAAAAGATCAAGGCATAAACTTTCTAAAAGAAATGCTACGTGTGATGAAACCTTTTGGAACTATTAGAACAGTTTGGCCTCCTATGGATTTTGTAGAGTGGTTACGACAAGATAACGATTTAGATGATCACCCTTGGGTCAAACATTACTACCAATTTTATGTGGTAAAACATAAGTTTGCTCCTAAAGGCACAGAGTTTATGCGTATGCAAGATCAGTGCGCTGAAGGTATTATGTGGCAGGGCGGTGAGCACAAATATATTTGGCGTAAGCAAGAACTTATTGATACTATGAAAGAAATAGGTTATATTAATGTAAGAGAAAAAAAATATCAAGAAAGTGGATTATCTGCATTTAAAAACATTGATACCGAAGGTGATATTAGAGCATTCCATTCTGCAGTTATAGAGGCACAATCCCCTGCAGAACAGAAAAGCCAAATGGAGCTAGACTTATGAAAAATATTATCCTACAACACTTTGATGGAGAGTTAAGAGAACTTGACAAATTATCTATTGCTAATATTCAGGAATATGCTAGACTAGTAAATGCCGATTATAAACTAATCACGGGTAAGCCTTTTCGAAAGCATCTTACATCACCCTGTCAAAAGGTTCATATGCTTCATGAAGAGTTTGACGATTATGATGACGTACTAATGCTTGACATAGATATGTTTACTCCAAAAGGAATGAAAACTAATGTTTTTAAAGAGGTGGGTGTAGGTCTTTATGAGGATGTGCAAAAAAGATTGCACCGACAAATAGCTCAAGTGTATCCATTACAGGCTAGTGCAATTTATCCTTATTGGGGCGGGGCTATCTATAAGCTTTCTAAAAAAATGAGAATACAACTTAGATCAGGGTTAGGTGGTAATGAAACATGGATGAACAACTATAACAAATTATATCATTTTGAAGATGAGGGTATAATGCACACCTTATCTATGAAGTCAAATTTCAGACCCAGAGAACCTTATCTTAACAAAAAATGGTGCCAGTGTAGTTTTCTTCCCAATCCAGAAAACGCTGGGTTTATTCATATCAGAACCAAGATTACTCCTAATGGACCAAAGAGAGAGAAAATAGAAAACTATCAATATCTAATTGATCAAGATATACTGTAAAGGATAAGATTGTGGAAACAGTAAACCCAAACAATTTAATAACGCATAGAAGATTTGATGTGATTGTAAAGTATCTTTATGCCTCTAATTTATCTAGCAAATACTTTAAAAATCTATACAAAGAACATCTTAGAGTTTGGAATGGGTTTTATGAAGGCACCCCAAGAAAAAGTGGATTTGAAGATTTTGATGATGCATTTAAATCAATAATTAATAATACAGTCGAGGAACCAGTTCCAGTAAATAGTGATGGAGATATAGTAAATGGTTCTCATAGGTTAGCAGCAGCACTACATCTGCAAAGACCTATCAATATTAGAGATTTAACACCCAAAGAAAATCCACGTATTGAAAGCAATTACGAATTTTTTATTGAAAGAAATGGTGGAATGCCGAAACATATGTTACAAAGGACAGCATTAGAGTACGTTAAACTTAAATCTAATTCGCACATCGTTTGTCTATTTCCTATTTGTTTTGATCGTATGAAAGATGTTATGAATGTAATCAACAAACATTCTAATTTGTTTTATCATTCAGATACAACCTTAAATAGTGAAGGTCAACTTAATCTAATGAAAGAAATATATCTTACTGATGGTTGGGCAAACGAAGAAGGAATAAGAAGAAAAGGCAATCAGTGCTTTATGGGGCGTAATAATGTTAGATTTCTAGTAATAGATGGAAAAGATCTTGCAACCGTAAAAGACATGAAAAATAAGATTAGAGCATTATTTAATGTTGGCAACCATTGTGTTCATATTACTGATACGCATGAAGAAGCAATTAGAGTAGCCAAAACAGTATTCAACGATAATAGTATCCACTTTCTCAATAATAGAAAAAACGTTTCATTTCCAAACTATGTAAAACTTTTAAAAGCCTCAAAGCCAAGTGATAATACAGTTATTACTGGATCAAGTGTTTTATCATTATATGGTTTAAGAGATTGCAAAGATCTAGATATTATTGATTATGATAATGTATTGACAGACACTCACAATCAGTATTTAGAAAAATTCTATAAAATAACTTTAGATGATATTGTTAATAATCCTCGCAATCATTTATATTATAATGGACACAAATATGTTTCTTTAAATGTGATAAAGAATATGAAGGAAACGAGAAATGAATCAAAGGATGTAACAGATCTACAACTAATAGAAAAGATAAGTTCTTAAAATGAAAAATTTAATATATCAAGTATGGGCAGGTGATCTTTCAGAAGAAGCAAAGATTAGTAGTAACTTAATGAAAGCCTATGCAGAAAGAATAGGTGCTGAATATATACTCGATTTAAATCCAAACATTGCCAGTAAAATATGTGATGTTCCTATGTACTTTGAATGGTTAAATCCAATAATAGATGATAGATTTCTAAAGTATGATAAAGTACTGTCAGTAGATTTAGATGTTTTTCCTGTACATAATTTGAATGAAAATATATTTGAAGAAGATATTGGCGACATAGGTGCATGCACAGAACCTTTTCAAGGTAAACAAAGAGCAACAGTTACTGTTGGGGGGCACATAAATAGAGAGAACGATGAAAGGTGGGCTTCTGTAGTAAAACAAAATTGGGGGGTCAGTCTCCCAAGAGATGAAGATCAAAACTTAAAAGTATATAACGCTGGAATGGTGGTCTTTACAAAAGAAGGAATTGAAAAAGCAAAGAAGTGGATGCCGTTTCAAGAATATATTGACTTCATGAGAAATAAAGGGTTTGGAAGATTCTATACTGTAGATCAAAACTATTTTCATTTAATGGTATGTGCAAACAGTAACATAGACTTTAGAGAAATGAATAATGGATGGAACTCTCAAGTGCATTACGTAAGAGGCCCATTATCATTAGCTAATAAGATAAACGATGAGCGAAATAAAAATACTAAATTAGTCCACGTACAAATGACCGGACATAAATGGGATGAACAAAGTCTTTATGAAATTGTAAACCTCCCTCAAAGCAAATGGAAATTTGAACTATATTCATGAGAGATAACTAATGAGACTTTTTGTTACAGGCGCAACAGGGTATATTGGAGCACACTTTGTAAAAGCAGCTTCAGAAGCAGGACATACTATTGTGGCAACAGATTATAATCTTTCGCAGAACGATTTAACAAAATATTCTGCGAATACTTTAGAGTGGGATATCCGCAAACCCATCACAAACAAAATAGTGGGTATAGATAAAGTTATTCACATTGCAGCAAAAACTAAAGTTCCTAACTCAGTAAAAGATCCATACGATTACTACTTGACAAATGTAGTTGGAACTAAAAACGTGATAGATGCAGCGCCGTGTAATCATTTCGTATATTGCTCTACAGGTAGTGCTTTCGAACCTGCTAGTAATCCTTATGCAGGATCTAAACATGCAGGTGAGCTTATAGCCAAACAGTTCAACAATAAGTGTAGCTTGGTTAGATTTTATAATGTTAGTGGAAATGATGGAATGCAAAAGTATGATGATGAATATAGTCATCTAATACGTAGGGCAGCAGCAGTTGTAAATGGTAAGTTTGATAAGTTGTATATTCATGGAACAGATTTTGACACTAGAGATGGTACGTGCATAAGGAACTATACGCATGTCAAAGACATAGTAGACTCTCTTTTAAGGATCACTGAGAACGAGCCGACCAATGAGATTGACTGTCTAGGATCACCTGATGGATATTCTGTGAGAGAGGTTATAGATACTATGTCTAATGTATCTAGAGTAAACTTTGAAGTAATTGAAGGACCAAGAAGAGATGGTGATATCGATGTATCTACTGTTCCGACAAAATCCAAATATTTCGAACAAAAAAAATCACTTGAAGATATGTGCATTGACGCTATAAAATACGAGGTATAGAATGATAAACTCTGAACTAGGACATGTGACTTCATTAGAAGAATTTAATAGTGAAATCATACGACAGCAGGAAGAAGCACACGGGGAACACTATTGCGCCATTCATAACGCTATTAAAAAGTATATCCCAGAGTGTAAATCTTATATGGAACTTGGTACACATCAGGGTGGCACTGCCTCTACTGCCTTACTTTGTAAACCAGAGAGCGTTCAGTTAGTAGATATTGATACTAGTAGGTATCAAAAGTTCTTGAAACCACTTGCTGAAACGTATGCCGAAAAATATGATATTGACCTAACTGTTTTAGAGGTAAGTTCTCTTAGTATGAAGTCAACTGCCAAAACAGATATGCTAATGATTGACTCTTTACATCATCCTAATCATATGATACAAGAGTTACGTTTACACCATTCTAATACGTATAAATATATCATAGCACACGATACAAGCATCTTGCATGGGAAAAAAGACAACAGACTGTATGATTGTATGCAAAACTTTTGTCTAGATTATCCTTGGCAAATCGTTGAGAGAAATGAACAGAACGTTGGATATACGGTCTTAAAAAGGAAATAGAAGCAATGTCTTTAATTGAAGAACTAGACGGTCATAGAAGCAAAACTATTCCAACTAGAAAAACTGAAAAGTTTTTAGGTTTAGTAACTACGTTTATAATTTCTGATATAAATTCATCAAGCTCGACTGCAGGTATGAGAAAGGTTGTGAAATCTATAAAGGACACTAAAAGTCTGATGGACCCGTTCATTATGCCAGCAACAACACCTGAGACTTTAGAAGAAGATTTAAAACTTTTCGGCATGTCCAAATCTGATTGGACTTATCCTTTAGCGGGTGAAAGCAGAATAGATATTAAAAGTGGTCTACACCTCACTGGATATAATGCTAAAAATATTGATAAGGTTATGTCTTGTCTAGTTTCTCATATGAGATGTTGGTTGATTGCGACAGCAGGAAGAATGCCTATCATTGTTTTAGAGCACGATGCTTTAATTAAAAGAACATTTAATCCTTACGGCACTCCTGTTCGTGATAGCAAAGAATTACTTAAGTATGGAATTATAGGATTAAACAGCCCAAAAGGTGCCACAAGAAATTGGTCAACCTATATGCAAGGTGTTTTAGATCAAAGTAAATCTGTAAAAAACACATTTGGAGAATATCAGGTTGTTGATGCGCCTTGGGTGGATAGTAACGAGTATGTACCTCAAGGATTGGCAGGTAATTCTGCATATCTTATTACCCCTAATGTGGCAAGGAATCTTTTAGACTTAGTTGAGAAATACGGTCTATGGCCTAATGATGCTTTGATGTGTAAGCAACTATTATCATATCAATTAAAACAAATATATCCATTTGTATCAGAACTTCAAGGTATATCTTCAACAACACAAGGTTAGTTATGAAAAATTTTGTTATTACTATTCGTGAAAATGATAAGTCTGTAGAAGCCGCACAGAAATGTATACAGTCTGCTGCTAAGTTTGGCTTAGAAGTGGACTACTATGATGCGTTTGTACCTTCGGAGTCTAAAGAGTTTATCAAAGAACAAAAGATAAACGATTTAGCCTTTAACAACAATAAGTTTTCTAGAGAAGATAATGCCAGAGCAGCCTTTTGTTCGCACTTTTCTCTTTGGCAGTTCTCCATGGAATGTAACGAAGAAATTACTATCTTTGAACATGATGCTGTAGTTGTTGATCCTATTCCTGAAATGAGTTATAATGGTTGTATATCTATTGGTAAACCATCTTATGGAAAGTGGATAACACCTAGTTCTCTAGGAACAAATCCTCTGACTTCTAAGAAATACTTTCCTGGTGCTCACGCCTACAGGTTAAATCCTAAGGGAGCAAAGGAATTGGTGGAAAGGGCTAGATTAGAAGCGGGTCCAACTGATGTGTTTTTAAATATACATAGCTTTCCATTTCTGCAAGAGTACTATCCTTGGCCTGTAGAAGTGCGAGAAAGCTTTACTACCATCCAAAAAACTCAAGGGTGTTTAGCAAAGCATATGTATAACAAGGATTATATTATAGAGGATGTTTGATATGACTGTAACAGTAAGCTGTGTATATTGGGGTAGTAAGTTTTCTTTAGATTATGTGTATAACCTAAAAGCATCTATAGAAAGAAATACCACAGTTCCTCATAAATTTGTTTGCTACACTGATAGGTCTATTCCTAATGTAGAGACAAAAATTCTTAAGCCCGGTTATGAAGGGTGGTGGAACAAACTTCAACTTTTCGACCCCGCTAATAAAGTAAGTAATCGTATGATTTATCTTGATCTAGACACAGTGATTACGGGAAACCTTGATTGGTTGTTGAATGATCGATCATGGTTCATGGGTGTTGAAGATGTCGGTGCCGTAAATAAACATCAGCCACATCTAAAGAATGTTTTACAGACGGGTATAATGTCTTGGGATTTTGATCCTGTGTCTTTTATATGGTCAGAATTCGTATTAAGTTTTGATAGAGTGGTTGATACTTATCGTGGAGATGGAGAATATCTCAGCACCATAATCAATCCTTATCAAAGAACACTTCTTCAGTACAAATATCCTGATGCGTTGAAGTCATATAAGTATGACGTGTACCCTAACAAACTAAAGAGGGAAACTTCTATTGTAGGATTTCATGGAAGACCAAGTATTGAACAGGCAATGACTGAGACTATAGCAACTCCTATGGCTATTTACGAACCTCAGAAATGGATTAAGGATTATTGGAAACGATGAGCAGAACAGCACATGTGATAGGTAACGGCGATCAAGCACAGTTATATAGACCTGCGAAGGGTATCAAAGTAGCTTGCAATCAACCCCCAATGGCTATTGAAAATCTATATGCTTCTTGTATCGTAGACTTCAAAATGTCTGCTGCACTCACAGAAGGAAGTGTAGAGATCCCGGGGGATTGGGTGCTAGGGTATAGACCTAAGATCTGGTATACAAGAAATGAAATCTTTAAGATGCGCTTTGGTCACAAGATCAAAGAGTTCTATACAGTTTTACCGCCATACACAAAACTATTTCCAAATGAAAATGAAGGTAATATGTACACGAACTTTAACTGTGGACATATGGCAGTACACTATACTGCAAACAGACTGAAGCCTGACATTCTTCACATGTACGGATTTGATTCCATATTTGATATGAACATGAGAAGCTACACAGACTTTGTTTTAAACTCAGACAGAGGTGCTACTAATAACGTGAGACTAGCAGACAGGTGGAGACCTATCTGGAACGGTATTTTTGGAGAGTTCAAGAACACTCAGTTTGTCCTTCACCACATTCATAATAAATCTAAAATCCAACTACCTGATAACGTTGAGGTTTATGTTCCACAAAAAGCTTGACAACAATGTCACCATAGTGTAATCTGTATATGTAACAATAAGAGATTCTATATGATTGTTGAGTTTAAAAGTAAGTTCGCCAAAAAGAAAGAAGACCTCATCTGTGATGTCATTGCTTTCGGAGCACAAAAACTTTTCCCTTCTAAAGATGCTGTTTATATAAATATTGAAGCAATCAGAAAACAAGGAGTGTGCGGCGATTGCATATTAGAAGACGATGATGAGTTTACTATTCGTCTTAACAAATCACTTTCCATAACAGATCTAATAACTACAGTTCTACATGAGCTTGTTCACGTGAGTCAATATCTCAAGTGTTTAATCATGGATACTGAGAGTGCCTATGAAGATCGTTGGCAGGAGATTGAAGCCCATGCAATGGAGAAGGAACTATTAGAGGAATACATGGTTGGACATTAACGGAATAGAAAAAGCATGTATGGAAATATGTGACGATAATACTAATATGTCAATACCATGGTATCTCATGGCGGCATATGCATATTATGAAGAAGATAGCCCAATAATAAGTGATGGTATGTTTGACAGACTTGCCAAGAAGATTTTAAAAGATTGGGATAATATTACGCACATGCATAAGCAACATCTAAACATAGATATGTTAGAGGCAGGTACATTCATAGGGGAATACCCAACACGAATAAAAGGAGCATTGCAAAGTGTCAGACAATCATACAAAGAATGATGGTCCGATTGATGATATTACAACTGAAACTTTAGAGGGATGGATTAGACGTGACAGTAGTAGAAGTGGCGAGACGGATCTTAGACAACGATTGGAAGGGAGTAAAGGAAGTGGATATCTCAACTCTTGGACTCGCTTTGAGCATGGTTGAGGTAGTGAAGAAATGACTCTCAGCGAACTGCGAAAAGCTTTGAATGATCTTGGTATTGAGTATATGATAAAGAAGCAAAATACTCACTCAGAAGATCACAGAGGAAATCTAGTAACTGTGAGATTTTTAATAGATGATGAGAAAGAGGGTTGACAGCCCTCTTTTTTTATTGTAGGTTGATTCTGTAATAAGGAGATAATTATGCAAGAACAGATAGACACTCTACTCGAAAATATCAAAGCTGAATATGTTAACTTCAAACAAATGTGTGGTTCTAAAGATACCGTTACTGGTCAGAAGATGATCAAGGATTTTGATGAAGGTCTTGGTTACAAAATAGGTAAGAAGTATATCAAGATCACTAAAGAAAACAATGGTTGCGTTTGGGGTTTCGTTGTCAACACTGACGAAGATAAGAAGTTTCGTAAAGGTGACATCTTGAAAGCTGCAGGTTGGAATGCCCCTGCACGTAACAAGGCACGTGGTAATGTTGTTGATGGTCAATACAACATCTGTTGGACTGGTCCTAACTATCTACGTTAGGACTTGACTTAAAGTTAAACTAAAGGAGAAAATCTATGGGTGCTATGAAACAATTAGTGATTGAAGAAGAAGAAAAGATCGGTGGCGAGTTACAAGATCAAGTTTTCTTCTATGATAATTTCTCCGAGTTTCGTAAAAAAGTGTATGCAACATACGAAACAAACTGGTATTTAAAAGATAAGGTTATCTGTAAAGAGTATGTTGATGAGGTTTCATATTATATATGGAATTGTAAATTTAGTAGTTGACATCAAGTTAAAAGTTTGCTAATGTGATTCTGTAATAAGGAGACATGATGATGTATGAAGTTGGAATGGGTGTTATTCGTGAGTATGTCAATATTGGCGCAGACAACTATACTGCCAAGGGAGAAATCTCAAGCATTCACGAAAACTCAGATGGTGAGACTCTTGTTACTGTAATGTACGATGACGGTGCGGTAAAAGTCTACACTGAGAACGCAATGAACAATAAACGTATGATTGTAACTGAAGAGGTGATTTGGTAATGTTTGCTTACTGCGATTATATCGCTGATGAGATCAGCAGTAAGTTCTGGTCTCAACAATCTGAAAACATTGTTGCCAAAGTTGGTAATGTTAACTATGATCTTCATCCTGAACAGGGGTGGATGATGAGCACGAAAAAAACGATTGAATTGACTGACAATAACGGTAAGATGTACCGTGTAACTGTAGAGGAAATTGATAATGTTTGATAAGTTTTTCACAGATATGAAAATCTTTATGGGGTTGAAAGAAAACACCAATGAAGATGGTTCTATTAACTGGAGCTTTATTGATAGTGATCTATTCATGAAATGGTCTGTACTGCTTGATGGTGAAACTTACACTGAATGGTTTGACAAAGCTGCAGATATTATAGAGGATGAGTTAAATGTCAAAATATAATAAAGAAGCTGTTGAACAGCAAATCCGCAAGGAAGGTATCAAAGGTAAAGAAGCAAAACTGATCCATGCTCTGCTGAAAGGGCATGGAAAATAACACTTGACATCAAGTCAAAAATATCATAATGTGATTCTGTAATAGAGAGAAAGTGAGAATATAATGGCTTATATGTCCCAAGCAAAGAAAAAAGAACTTGCCCCTGCTATCAAAAGTGTTTTGAAGAAGTACGGTGTTAAAGGCTCTATTGGTGTTAATAACCATTCCTCATTAGTTGTTACCATTCGGGAAGGATCTATTGATTTCATCGGCATGGCAAATGCCAAAAACAAAGAGATTGCTGAACGGCGTAATCAGCCTTATTATGCTAATGAAGGATACATTCAAGTAAACCATAATTATCCTGAGAACTATGGTGAAGCTGCACCTATGATCGAAGAACTTTCAGATGCTATGCATGGCGCAGGTTGGTATAACAACAGCGACATTATGACCGACTATTTTGATATTGCATGGTATGTTGATATCAATATCGGTAAGTGGGATAAACCCTATAAACTGGTAGAAAGTGCTTGACATTAAGTCAAGGATATGCTAATGTGATTCTGTAAGAAAGAGAAAAGAAAATAAATGATTCACGTACTAAGCAATAAAACAATTCTGACTGACTGTGACGGTGTGCTCCTTGATTGGGAGTACGCCTTTGACGCTTGGATGAAGCGGCATGGTTATGAAGTTGTTCAAGAGAATGCCTATAAGATGAACATCAAGTATGGGCTTGAAAAGGCTGAAGCTAAGAAGCTTATTCGGATGTTTAATGAAAGTGCTCAAGTTCGGAAACTTGGACCCCTTCGGGATGCCATCAAGTATGTTAAGAAGCTTCACGAAGAACATGGGTTTGTGTTCCATGCAATCACTAGTTTGAGCAACGATCAATATGCCCAACACTTACGGACCAAAAACCTTCGGGAGTTGTTTGGCGACACTGTGTTTGAGAAGTATGTTTACCTTGACACTGGTGCTGACAAAGATGAGGCTCTTGCGCCTTATGCAGGTAGCGGTTGTGTTTGGGTTGAAGATAAACCTGCCAACGTTGACCTTGGTATTCAATTGGGTTTGGAAGGTATCTTGATTGATCATCACCACAACGCTGATTATGATGGTGCTGCCACTAAGGTTTGGGGTTGGAAAGAAATCTATGAAATGTTAACTTAGGCGTTGACATTAAGTTAAGTAAATGCTACATTGATTCTGTAATAAAGAGAAAGATACATAATGATACAATCGACTCAGAACGGATTTGAAATAGCTGAAGAAGAAATGGATCGTATCCATGCCGATACTGCTCAAGGCGAGCAATCTATTGCAGTTCAGATAGATATGAAAAGGTGGGCGTTAAAAGAAGGTCTGTGGTCTTCTGAGACTTATAAGAATATTATTGTTCTTTACGCTATTGCCCAAGGTTGGCTTCAAGAATATAATGATGGAATGGAGATTGTATACTAATGCTTGACAGTACTTTTGAAAAACAGATGAAATATTTTGATGGTATTCGTTCCAAAGAAGGACTAAATACAGTATGGTCCATCTATGAAGTCGAAGATGCCTATGCTAAATCACCCATCAAAGTGAAGGGTAAAGAAATCGTATATGAAAGCATTCGTTATGATGCCACTTCAGAAGATCTTTTAAAAGATATTGCAGAAGGAACTAATCGGTCTAGTATCATGTACAAGACAGAGATCCAAGGCGACACTTGGATGGATATGTGGAAAGCTGCTGAGTGGGTTATTTCTATGTCGGGTACGCATCATCGTTACATTGAAGACTTCACGATGAATTCAGATGGAACCATTGAGTTAACAACAGGTTCTTAAGGAGAACGCAATGAAATATTCATTAGCACTAGTGGCTGCTTTGGCCTCTAGTACTGCCATGGCAGAAAACATAACAAAGGTCAAAGTTTTTGATCACACGGAAATTGTAACACAATCTGTTCCTGTGACAGAGACACGATGCCAAGAAGTACAGGTTCCAATCTATCAGCAAAGCCAAGGAGCTTCTGGCGGTGACGTATTACTTGGTGCAATCTTAGGTGGTCTTATTGGTGGTACTGCATCTGGTAAAGACAGTGGCGCTGCGATTGGTGCTCTAGGGGGTGCTATTGTAGCCAACGAAAGTGCTAAAGGCTCAAAGGTCACAGGCTACAAAACTGAACGTCACTGTGGTGATGTGACAGTATATCAGAACACTAATGTTGAAGTGTATAGCCACTCTACCATTCGCTTCTATATAGATGGTAAACGGTATGTGGTTCCATTTAAAAAATAAAGGATAATATAATGAAAGAACAATTAGTAAAAGCTGCACGTATGCATGCTGAAGGTGAGTTAGAACGTGCTAAAACAAACATTATGGTTTATATGAATCAGAGTGTGGGTATTGGTGAACACTCAGATATTGTAGAAGCTATTCAAGAAGAACTTGATAAAATGGCGGCTGCAACTGATCGTATTGAAATGCTACAGCAACATTTCTCATGAATATAAGTATAACCGATACAGCTAAATCTTACCTAAAAGAAGTTGGTGATCCTAATGTTTCACTGATGGTAAAGGGTGGGGGTTGTGCAGGGTTTCAGTATGAGTGGGGTACTACAGATAAAGACCCTACCATAGAAAACCTGTGGCTTGATCCTATGGCAGAGATGTTTGTGTTTGGTTGTACTATTGATTATGTAAAAGAACTAGGTGGTTCTTATTTGAAAGTCGTGAATCCTAATGCAACTGCAAGCTGTGGTTGCGGTGAAAGTTTTGGAGTTTAAGGGGGGTATTATGCCTATATTAATATTAATGTTGTTTGCAGCGAATAACGAAGAGTTCTTTAGCGTCTCTCACGAAAATGCTAAGAATGGGTACACTTGGGAAGCTATTGAAAGTGGTTGTCGTGAACCTCTTCCCAATACAATTTATATTGAAGATGGTAATGGTGAAGTTTGCTTTACGCAACAGCCGCCATCCTGATTGTTATTAGGTTTCTTAGCTCAACTGGATAGAGCAACTGCCTTCTAAGCAGTAGGTTATAGGTTCGAGTCCTATAGAGACCGCCACTAAAAGGATACGTTATGCGAAGAGGTTCAAAACCAAGCGTAGAAGAATATATAAAGGTTAGATTAGACTTTTTGCGTGATGAGAAGAAAAAGAATGATAATCAAACAGCACATCTTGTTTTAGATAAATCAATATATGAGTTGAATGTAGTTCTTGATCTTTTAAAAAGGACATGAGTTTTCCTCTCTTGGTAGATGCAGGTATTCCCAAATCCTGCCCACACCTATATACTTAAAAGGAGATATCTTATGGACCCTGCAAGTATTTTTGCCGCAATATCATTTTGGCTTTTGAGCACTAAGGTAGAGCAACAAGAGAAACAGATTCATGAACTTGAAGTTCAGATAGTAATGCAAGAACAATCATTCATTGATCTTGCCGCAACACACTCAGCCTTTGCAGCAAGGTCTGAGACAGTAGATCAGCAGCACGATAGAAGAATTGACACAGTGAATCAAAGAGTTGATAACATATTAGAGTATATTGTTGAAAATCCATCAGCAGCGAGTGAACTTATAACGGAGTGATTTATGAAATATTATGTATCCGCAGCAGAACGCTGGAGATTTTGGGAAACTGCTATTCTTGAAAAGGGTGATATTAAGATTTCTTTAGAATACAATGTTAAATGGGGCACTGTTGAAGTAGAAGTTCCTGATGATTTTAAGTTTGATGAAGACTTTAATAGTGAAGATTTTGATGATTGGAGTATTACAGATACTGGCGATGAAGAGTTTGAACAGTTTGAAATGCTGCAAGGTGACGTTTTTGATGCACCCGATCTAGACTTCAACGAAGAAGAATATTTTGATCTACGTGAATCCCTAGAAGATAATGGTTGGGAGTATGTGGAAACAAAGGTTTATATTGATAATATTATAGTAGAGGAAAGTGAAAATGAAAACGTATAGACTTGAACCGACACATAAAAAATCTGTTGTTGAGTACGATACCTTCCGTAAGAAGATGGAAGGGGATACCCCAGATATGTGGATCAGAAAAGAAATCGGTTGGCGATGGGGAGAGTTCAATGTATTTGTTCCTGAGACTGAAGAAGAAGTTATTGAATGGGCAAACGATCAAGTTGGTGATGCAGAATACTATAAGTCTTTAACAGAAGTCTTAGATGACTATGGTGAAGAAGATCTAGAGGGTATGATAGGACACGCTATGCCAGATGCTAGTGAAGCCTGTACATTCCACGAACTATCTGACTACAGTTTCGAGATGAACTCAACATGGGATGGTTGTTGGGAAGATTGGGATATCTTTGTAGGTGGAGACGATCTTTCAGAAGAAGAGCAAGAAGAGTTGCTTGAAGAAGTTCAAGACAAATATTCTGAAGACTATGAAGATGGCGTAGCAGAACTTGGCTTTGAGCATATGGATAACTATACTGATATTCATTGTCCTATAACTTTAGTTGAAGTTGACGAAGATCGTAATGCAATAGATATAAACTCTTGACTTTATATTGAATTAGTGTAAACTGTCTGTGAAATTAGTGGAGTATATTATGACAAGTGTTGAAGCGCAACGTGGTATGAAAGGTTCTCTGAAGTCTTTTGATAGAGCAGAGCACATGATATATGACGATAAAGGTAAAGACGCAGTTATTAGTTTTGCAGACAGGGTGCTCAAAGGAAAGAATTTAAAAACAATAGAAAACCCTAATGCCTATGGGATTGATGTTCTAACACTTAATGATGAGAATGAGGTTGTTGCTTGTTGGGAAGTCGAAGTTCGTCATGGTAATTGGAGTGGGGATAGGAAGTTTCCTTTTGGTGAGATTAATTGTATTGAACGTAAAGATCATCAATGGAAACGTGAAAAGTCCTTTACAAGCAAAATTCCTTTTAAGTTGGCTAAAGATTATAAGGTGTACTATGTTCAACTTAACAAAGAATGTACACGGCTAGTGGTTATTGATGCTGACAAAATCCTCAAATATCCTCTAAAAGCTTGGCGTAATCGTAAGGCTCATGGCGAATATGTTCGTCAAGTTCCCATCTCAGAAACCTTACAGTCTAGGGTATAACTATTATAAATAAAGGAAATGGTTTTTTTATAAGGTAACGACATGCAAAATTTTTCTTCATTTCTAGACGAACTCATTTATGGCGAGACTGTTTCTGATCCTATCAGAGAAGAGTATATTGAAGAACAGTTTGATGAACTTATGGAAGCCCTTATCACATTTGGTGGTAAGGCATATCCTAAGTTTGGTAACGTTGTTATCATGGCTGGTGGTGCAGGATCAGGTAAAGGTTTTGTCAAGGACAAACTAGTTGGTATCGAAGGGTTCACCTTTGATGTTGATGCGCTAAAGACACTGGCGGCTGCAACTCCTGCTATCCAAAAACGTGTGAAGAAAGAACTTGGTGTTGATCTAGAGAAACTAGCAGATAATCTAAAAAAATCTGAAAATGTTGGTAAGCTGCATCAGATCATTGGTGACTATCTAAAGCTAGACAACAGACGATTAAAAGCACTGTACACTTCTATTATGACCGCAGACCCTGAACGTAAGCCAAACATCATTTTTGATGTGACTTTAAAAGATCTACAGAAACTAGAAAAGCTTACACGTCAAGTTTCTTCTATTGGTTACGACAAATCAAACATCCACATCGTTTGGGTTGTTAATGATATCGAAGTAGCTAAACAGCAGAATAAAACAAGAGACCGTGTGGTTGATACAAATATTCTTATAAACACCCACAGAGGTGCCTCACAGACCATGGGCGATATCGTGAACATGGGTACAGATTTACGTAAGTATATGGATGGCGATATTGTATTCGCATTCAACAAAGTTGATGTTGACAGCACAGTACTAAAAAATCAGCCAAAAGGTGCAGGTGACAAGATTGGTATGAAGGGCGACACAAAGGGTGGCATGTTCATCAAGGATGCAAACTACTTCTATGTAAAACGTAAAGGTAAACCGCCAACATCTGTTGCAAAGCTAGAAAAATCTCTTCGCATGAAAATCAAATCATATGTACCTAAAGGGGTTTCTTGGGATGATTAGTTTCAAACAACACCTACAGGAAAGTGAAGAACTAGAAGAAAGTGTAGTTGCCTCTGCTATGGAGTTGTGGAATATTGTTTCATCTTTAAAGGCTTCAGGAGTGTCGTATGAGGCAATGGTTTTGATATCATTCTTCACTTTCATTCCTGCTGCTGTTGGTGCCACGGCTGAACTATGGACTAGAAGTGATGATCGTGAAGTAATCAATAGAGCAAAAGCGATTATTAAAAAAATAGAATCGGGTGATGCTAGTAAAGATGATTTAGAATATTTGAGTGATTATGGTCAAAACCTAGTAGACTGGTTAGGTGGTGGCGCATATCGTAAGGATTCAAAATATATCAACAACAGAACTGGACGTAGATATACTCAACTAAAAAGTATTAGTTACAGTACGTTGGTAAACATTGATGCTATTGCACGTTGGGCATACAGAAAACTAACAGGTAAACAACCAAAGAAAATTAAAATCTCTAAATCTATTATTCCACAGGTAAAAAGAAAAGATGCTTAGTTTTAAACAACACTTACAGGAAGCACAGTGTGACCTTGTAGGTATGAAACAGATCAAACAGTTTGAGAAGATTGTCGATCAACTCTTTAAGAAGTTTGATATTGATTTTAACTTCACACGTCACTTCGCTGATCGTATGAGTGATGAACGCAACACTCCATGTATTACCATGAAAGAGCTTGCTGAGTTTATTAAGAAGATCTATGCAAAGCAGGGTAAGTCTCTGAAGGGTATCGCAGGGGCAGAAGCAGTTGTGAAAGACATTCAAAAAGATCTGAACATTCCTGTTGCAGTTACCTATGATCAACGTAACGATGAGTTTGACGTTGTGATGAAAACAATCATGCGTAAGAAAAACTTCAAAACACCAAACAAGGTTATTACTTACTAATGGCTGTTAATAGATACTTTGCTAATACTTACCTAGCTGAGATGGTAGATATTTCTGCAGGTGAAGTTGTAGATGTACACAAGATCGACAAGTTTGGTTACAATAGTGCCGTAGGAAATTCTTATGAAACTATTTGGGATGGTAATAATCTTTACACCTATATCGAAACTGCAGGTACAGCCACGGTAACAAGTTCTAATACGTCAGCAGACAATGGTAGCACTGTAGAGGTACAGGGGTTAGATGCGAACTATGATCAAGTATCTGAAACCCTAACTGTCGGTGGTTCTGCAAGTACAGTAGAGTTCTATAGAGTTTACAGGGCAAGCGTGGTAACACCAAATACAGGAAC